CTGGAAGCCTAGCTAGAAATAAAAACGGGTATAATTACTGGCTAGTTACGTTGTTTGGTATTAGGTTGAAGGCACATAGAGTAGTCTGGATGTTGCACAACAAGCAAACTTTAGACAGATTTACATATGTAGATCACAAAGATAAGGATACCGCTAATAACAGTGTAGAAAACCTTCGTGCAGTTTCTCCTAGAATAAACTCCCAAAATAGGAAAGTTCCAAGCACCAGCAAGACAGGTGTAATTGGAGTCTACTATAAGGAGAATAAGAGGCTATTTGCAGCTACATGGTACTTTGAAGGAAGTCCTTGCGTAAAGTATTTCAGTGTTGCTAAGTTAGGTTACGATAAGGCATTTTCAGAGGCTTGCAAATTCAGGGAAGAAATGATCAGTAAACTGAATCAGGAAGGGCAGCACTACACAGACAACCACGGAGATATTATATGAATGGTTTTTACATCGACTTAGAATCAGATAATCTTTATCTTCAGTCTACTAAGATTTGGTACATGAAACTCACTAGCCTTGATGGCTCACGGTCAATGCAGATTTGGCCTTTTCGTGAAAACCCAGACGATGTAGCACAAAAACTCGATAAATGGGTTGCTAGCTTTACGGATGGTTGTTTTGTTGTGGGGCACGGTATTTTAGGGTATGATACATGGATGCTGTGGAAGTTTTATGGTATTCAACCAAAGGTCGGGAAGAAGGGTAAGGATTGGTTAGGTGATAAGCATGTACAATTTATTGATACTCTGGTACTTTCGCAGTATCTTCAGCCAGATGTTGGTGGACACTCTCTCGAATATCTTTCAGAAGGTAACGAGGAAGAGAAGCTAAAGTATCGGGAGAAACTGGTAGAAGCTGGAGCAATGGCGGGCAATGAGCCTAAAGGCTATGAGTTCTCCTTCTATCATGATCTGATGGTGGAGTACTGTGATCAGGACGTAGCAGCAGGTATTGGAGTCTTCCACGACCTGTGGGGGAAGGCTGAGGAAATGTACAAGAACAATTGGATTCACAAATCCTACAATCAAGTACAGAAGGACTTCTTCCTTTATGCTGCTCAGTCATTCACTGGTGTTAAGTTTGATCAACAGAAAGCTATTGCTCTGGCAGAATCGATTGAGAAGATGATGGAAGAGATTAAGGCTGAAGTTGATCCTATCTTGCCACCACGGAAGCTGAAGAAAGCTGAAGAGGCGTTTTACAAGATTCCAGCCAAACCATTTACCAAGAATGGTGAGCATTCTGCTAATATGCTGAAGTGGCTGGAGAAGCATAAAGCCACAGTGGAAGAACGTACAATCTATGCTTATGGTCGTACATTCAACCTGATTGCTAATGAAGTGCTGGACATTAAGCTTCCGATGGAGATTGATGATAATGCTGAGCTGAAGGATTACTTCTTAGAGTCTGGTTGGGTTCCTCACGATGACTTCTGGAACTTCAAGCGTGATGAAAGAGGTAAGCCAGCAAGGGATGATCGTGGTCAGATTATCAAAACCACTCCGAAGATTCAACATGCTGGGCAGATTTGTCCTAACTTGCTGAAGCTTGAGGCTGATACGCCAAAGAAAGTTGTGAAGTATCTTTCATTGCGTAATCGTCTTAGTGTGATTCGTGGTTGGCTTGGTAATGAACGTTTGAAGTATGATGGTCGTTTGAGTGCGAATATCACAGGTTATACGCCTACTTTCCGCGTCAAACACTCTACAGTGGTGAATGTACCCAAGGCTGATCCTAAAGTCCTTTTGGGCAATGAAATGCGAGAGTTGTTCACTGTTGAAGAGGGGAATTTCTACATCGGTACAGATGCTGCTGCGTTGGAAAACAGAACGCTGGCGTCCTATACTATGAAGTACGATGGTGGTGAGTTTGCAGATCGTCTGCTTAAGGGTGATAGTCATAGCTTCAACGCTTTTGCTTTCTTCCCTGAAATCAAGACTAAGTTTGACATTAACGATCCAACGTTGAAGGATCAGACTGAGTTTAAGCCGTATCGTAACAAGAGTAAGACGGGTTAACATAACAGCCCCATTAGATCGAGAGTTCTAATGAAAATTGTGTGAATTCAGGGGAACCCCTAACGTAAAGACGAGGGCAATCCTGAGCGAAGCTAGATACTCTACTAAACAAGAAGAGAGGTAAGATGTATAGTAGAGGAAGAAATAAAGGTCAGGAAGCCAAACCAATGACCGCTAAACCAGAGAAATATCCGCAAGGGTATTTTAATGATAAGCCGTGTAAGGAGTGTAGCGCTAAGTTTTCGCCACTAGCCCCGTCGCATCTTTATTGTACAGATGCTTGTGCGAAGTTGGCCTTCACTCGAAAATACTTAAAGAAGCAGTACAAAATAACATATGAGTTTTACATGGAAATGTACAACAAGTATGGTGGAAAATGCCATATCTGTAAAAGTGTAGGTTTTAAGATTGACCCTAATCAAAAACTGAACTTAGCAGTGGATCATTGCCACGAGACAGGATTAGTCCGAGGAATGCTTTGCCATAATTGCAACAGAGCACTAGGATTATTCCAAGACAACACTGAGTATTTACGAAACGCGGTAGAGTATCTAGAACGTGCAACGACTATCCTAAATGGAGTAGCCCCAAGTGGGGCGAAGCGCACAACATCCGAAGTGGATGATGATATAGTCTGAGCTTTATGGAAACATAAAGACGCAGGTAAAGCTGCTGGGAATGCTTAACGATCATTCTTGAACATATCTGAGTTATTTGCTGGCTTATGGTGGAGGTGTGGGTAAGCTTGCTTCGAGTCTTGGCCTGAACAAGGCTGCCGCTCAAGTGGCATACGACAACTATTGGACGGCTAACTATGGTCTTGGTCAATTCAAGGAGAAGATTGAGGCCTACTTCAACACGACAGGTAAGAAGAAGCACATTCCTGCTTGGGATGGGCGACTGCTGTCTATACGTGGTAAGAATGTTCTGGTAAACTGTGCTGGTCAGTCTCTTGGTGCGATCTGTATGAGCATTGCTGCTTGTATGATGGATCAGGAGCTTGGTGAAATGTATCTTGACGAACTAGACCGTCCGTATTATGTTTACAAGGGTAAGATAGTGAAGCGCGTAAGTTTGTTCCACGATGAGTATTCTTGGGAAGTTGAAGAGGGTATTGAGGAAGAAATTCGTGTCTTGTCTGTCAACTGTATCATTCGTGCTGGCGAGTACCTGAAGCTTCCGATTCCTCTTGACGGGGAAGGAAAGATAGGGCATACTTGGAAAGATGTTCACTAACTAGGAAATTACCATGAAGACTTTTGCAATTGCTCTCACCCTGTTGTCCACTGCCGCTATGGCGCAACCATTCGCTACCAAGATTCAGGAAAGCACATGCGAAGTGATTGCTAAGAGTGATAGTGTTCTTGGTACAGCCGCTGGTGGCGTAGCTGGTGGTGTTGCAGGCCGAGTGATTAGCAAGGGTCTGTTTGGCCGTAAGGCTTCTGGCTGGGGTGCTTTGGCAGGTGCTGTTGGTGGTGCTATCATCGGCAATAACATGGCATCTAACAAAACCTATAGCTGCATTGTGGGGTATCGTGATGCAAAGTCGAAGCTTGTCTACTCCCAAGTGGTTGGCAAGGAGCGCCGTATTGGCGAGGCCATCACTGTATTCCAATCTGAGAATGGGCAAATTATTGTGCAATGAAAGAACTGACTGAAAGAGATAAGGTACAAATCCGCCTGCTAGATCAGGTGGATTACCATAGCCTTGGTAAGGAAGAGCAGAAGAGTATTCTGATGCAACTACTGTCCTATGGTTGTCCCCTGATCTATTTGCAAGAGAAGTGGGGAGTGACAGACAAATCCCTACGTTTCTTGATAAGGAAATTGAACGTAAAGAAAAAGATGCGTCCTACGTTGCACAGGTATGAATGGGACAGGGTATTGACTCAAGTTCCTGAAGTCGTGCGCTTCCAAAGACCATCAGTGAAGGCTGTTGCAAATCCGTTCTCACATGAAAATAGAGACGGGAAGAAGAGGCTCACTGCCACTGAAGTAATGTATATTGTTAAGCTTCTTGAGAGTGGTCACACGTATTCTGCCATAAGGGCAATCACTGGGTGTAGCACTGAGTCTATCCAACGCATTCGTAGTGGAAAGAATAAGTACTACCCAAGGCGAGTGCATGTGCATAAGAAGGTGAAGGTAAAAAATGTTGCAGAAGTGAAGGCAATCCCCTTGACAAAAGCTCAATGGGAGAGTATAGTAAGCACAGTTGTTGAGGCCTTTCTTGCAGGTAAGGAACATACGCTGCTGGTATTCCCTAAAGGGACATGCCCGCCCAATTGGTTCTGCAAGAAAGTTAGGGCGTTGTCTTCTTTTGACAGAACGAGTGATTGTGTTCGCAAAGGAGGAACAGCAGCGTATAAGACGAAATCTTTGTTGACGAAGTTTGAGGAAGTAGGTATAGTGAAGTTCTCAGTTTCGTATCTTGAAGAGGCAAAGAAAAAGCTTGACAAGATCGAGAAGATGTTGTATAATTGATTACTCTGAAATATGGGCTGGTGGCGAAGCTGGTTGAAACGCATCGGACTTAAAATTCGACACATCAGAAACATCGTGGGTTCAACTCCCACCCAGCCTACCATACTTTAGCAAGATGCAACCTGAGCACAGGTGCAAGGGGAGTTGTACTCTCCAAGAACAATAGCCTCGTAGCTTAACGGATAGAGCAGGGAGCTTCTACCTCCCAAAGTGGGGATTCGATTTCCTCCGGGGCTGCCAATTAGCAAGGAATGCAATGATACTTGAACTAGAAGAACCATTCAGAAGCAAATGGAGGAAGGGTTATATCAGAACTTCTGCCATTGATGGGCGAAGAAGAGTGGATTTGTTCAATTCCAACACGGACAGAACAACTATAAGCTATAGCCGTTATTTGGTTTCCGTTAAATTAAAACGGATTCTTGAAGAGTTTGAGGAAGTTGACCACATAGACGGAGATAGCTTGAATGATGATTTGAGTAATCTTCAGGTTCTATCTAAACCTCAACACTTGGCTAAGACTACCCAAGAGGTCAGGGTAGGCAGGTTGTGTGTTGTGTTGCAGTGCCCGGAATGCTCAGTTCTCTTTACAAGAGAGGTGCGCAATTTAAAAGGTAAGCTTAGTTTTTGCAGCAAAACTTGCTCAACTAGATTTCACAAGACTGCAAGTGAAGTTGAGTTCAATGAAGCAGTAGGACTACAGATAGAAGCGAAAAAGCACCGAACAAGATCAAAATAAAGCTTGACACAGAGAAAAATCTGTGATAGTATTACGGAAAATGCAGTAAAGAAATTGGAATGTGTTGTGAAAAGGGTTACTTCTGGCATTGAAACTAACACCCTTCTCTTTGTTACCATTCCGCAAGTTATGGACGTAGTGAATAGACAGTTACTTCACTTTTAATGACGAGGTCGTAGGTTCGAATCCTACCATGAATGATTCTTCGGAAAAGTTCGTGTAGCTTAGTTGGTAGAGCGCGATAATATCTGTCTAGTTTGTTCTCGTCCAGTTATTCGGCAGTAGTGAAGCAGGCGGTTACTTCTTTCTTTTTGCGAAAACCAACGATCCGCCTCAGTTGTTCTCTGCCTCTAATTTGTAGAGTGTTGTTTGTTAGGGTTACTTCTATTGGATGAAACTTACACCCTAACTCTTGTTACCTCTACTCCCCTCTCTTAAAAGGAGATATTCATGTCATCACTGAATAAGCGCACCAAGCAAGTCCCTACCGAAGTTAACGAAGTAGGTACTCCAGTCTTCAAGATCAACGCCAAGCAAGAACTTCAGCGTCTCACTTTTGCCTATCTTCTGTTTGAAGATCAGTTCTACATTGATGGCAAGCGCAGTGCTGACAAATTGATCGAAGCTGTTGGCAAAGTATCTCCTCAGTTCGCACAACAAGTTGCCATAGAAGCACGTACTAAGTACAAGCTGCGCCATGTTCCTCTGCTTATCACTGCTGCTCTGATCAAGAACGGTACTGCCACTGTGGACGGTATCGCTGAAGTTATTCAGCGTGCTGATGAAATGGGTGAGCTGTTGGCGATTTACAATCGTGACGGTAAGCGCCCTCTGGCTAACAAGCTGAAGAAAGGTATTGCCAAGGCTTTCCTGAAGTTCAATGAATTTCAGCTTGCCAAGAATGACAAGAATAGCGCAGCATACTCTATTCGTGATGTGATGTTCCTCACCCATCCGAAGCCAACTAATAAGGAACAAGCTGACTTGTTCAAGCGAATTGCTGATCAAGATATGTTTGTACCTGAGACTTGGGAAACTGAGTTGTCTGCTGGTGCTGATAAGAAGGTTACTTTTGAATACCTGATGGCTAACAATAAAATGGGTGCCTTGGCTTTCTTGCGTAACCTTCGCAATATGTCTCAAGCTGGTGTAGATCGTGCCTTGATTCGCACATACGGTAAGTCTGTCAACGTTGATAAGGTGTTGCCATACCAGTTTATTACTGCACAAAAGTATGCTCCAGAGTTTACGGACATGCTTGAGCAAATGATGTTCAAGGCTTTGGAAAATATCCCTAAGCTTCCGGGCCGCACTGTTCTTGTGGTTGATACTAGTGGCTCTATGGGTGCTAGCGTTTCCAGCAGGTCTGAGCTTACTCGTTTGCAAGCTGCTGCAGCAATTACTATCCTAGCACGAGAAATCTGTGAAGAGGTGGTCATATATGCAACGGCAGGCGATGACAGGTACCGGAAACATGCAACGATGTTGATTCCCTCTTACCGTGGTTTTGCTCTTGCTGATTTCATCACTGGTACGAAGGTTTCTATGCAAATTGGTGGTGGTGGTATCTTCCTGCTTCAGTGCATGGATTATATTGCCAATGAAGAAAAGGATGATGTGGTTGATCGTGTGATTGTTTTCACTGATGAGCAAGACACTGGCGGACGAGGATTTGAGCCCCACAATGCCAAGCGTCTAGGTAAGACAAACTACATCTTGAATGTAGGTGCTTATCAGAATGGTGTTAACCACAAGGATTGGACTACTGTAACTGGTTTCTCTGAAGCAACTCTGGCATATATTGCAGCTTTGGAAGGTAACTAACAAAAGAATTTCAATGGGGCGTATCAAGTCGCTCTTGAGCCTGAGAACAAGTAATTGAAAAGATACTACTGAGTAAAGTGTACAATTTGATTCAACAAGTCAATTCTTTCAAAGTAATCAGGTTAAGCCCCACCGTATTGCGGGACTGGTATAGTGACTGTGCCTTGGCCTTCCAAGCCAATGAGAAGGGTTTGATTCCCTTGTCCCGCTCCAAACACACAACCAGAGCAGACTGAAGACAACATGCGCCCTGCCGAGGACTGATATAAATGACGTTACAGCAGGCTTCTGGGGAGTAGCACAATTGGTAGTGCAGCAGATTTTGATTCTGTTGGTTGCTGGTTCGAGTCCAGCCTCCCTTGCCAAATAAAAGTCATAGTAAGCTATTACAGTAGACTATGCTGACAGTCGGGAAAGCACCGACACAACGAAAGAAGACATGATATCAATCAATGTCAAATGACTAAACAAGTGTTTTTAAATGGAGAAATCTCGTGGCAAGTGCTAAAAATAAAGTAGGTATGTTGGAAGGTGTTTTCGTGTATGCTAAGATCGCAGAAGCGGACAAGAAGTACCAAAGTGAAGATACTGAGTGGAGCATCCAAGTCCTTGTGGACAAGGCTACTGCCAAGCAGTGGAAGAAGGACTTCCCTAAGCAAGAAGCCAAGGTAATTGATATTGAAGACTTTGAGGCTAAATTCCGTATGGAAGTCCCTGAAGAATTCGATGGTCAAGATGAAGTGTACGCAATTACCCTGCGCCGTGCTGAAGTGCATAATGGTGTAAAGACTGAAGAGAAGCATCGTCCTCGTGTCTTCCTTGTACCAGAAGGCAGTGACGAAAAGCTTGACATTACTGAGTCTCGTCTGATTGCTAACGGCAGTCGTGGTAAGGTGAGTTACTATATCTCCGACTCGAAGTATGGCCCAATTGCTCGCCTGAAGAATGTCCTGATGCAGGAAGAAGACTTCAAGGAGTATGTGTCTGCTGGTGGTGGAGCTGCTGGTAGTGAATTTGATGGTGCCCCTGCCAAAGTAACTAAGGAAGCTCCAAAGGAATCAGCTACGCAAGCTCGTGCTCAACGTGCTGCTAAGAAGCCAGCAAAGGCTGCTGAAGCCGAAAACGATACAGAATCAGACGATCCGTTCTAATCTGTCTAGCCCTGTCCCGAAAGGGGCGGGGCTTTTTGTTCTTCAGAATAGGAGATTTTATGGACATAAGAGATTATGTTGAATATTCACCTGACAGTCCTTCTGGATTGCTATGGAAAGTTGATAGACACGGCGGCAAGGATGGCAGGATTCTCGCGGCCAAGAAAGGGAGTGTTGCAGGGTCTAAAGGACAGTTACACTGGGAAGTCGGTGTAGACAAGGAGAAGTATTTAGTGCATAGGGTGGTTTGGTTTTTGCTACACAAGGAATGGCCTGCATTGCCTATTGACCATATTGATGGAGATGGGTTTAACAACAATCACACAAATCTTCGTCTTGCCACACATAAACAAAACATGTGCAATAGATGGATGAATAAAAATAATACCTCTGGAATCACTGGTGTTTCAGAATTGAAAACAAACCAAGAACACCGTTTCATTGCCAGATGGCATGATATGAATGGCAGCCCTAAGAGTAAATCATTTTCAGTTAAGAAGTACGGCTACGATGAAGCAAGAAAGCTTGCAGAGGATTTTCGTAAGTCAGTAATTTCAGAATTAATTGAGCAAGGAATTTACTCTAAGAGACATGGGAGTAGAAGAAATGAAGCAACTGATCTTTGATTTTGACGCTTTAAAATATGCTGGTTCTGCAGTGGGCGAAAAAAGAAGCATTGTTGTAAGGCACCCTTCAGGAATAGAGGAACAATTCAGTACCAGAACGATGTTTCACGGACATTGGAGAAATAAAGATGGAGGTTGGTTAGCTGAATACAACAAAGATAAATCCTCCCCTCTCCTTCCTGACGAATTTTCAATCACAGACGTACAAACTCCCGGCCCAGTAGAGAATGTGCTCCACACTATCAAGAGCATGATCTATAAGGCTTGTGCCAAAACAGACATTGACGAATACGTAGGGTACATTGGTAAAGGCGATAGCTTTAGAGTGGAAATGTCCACACTCCTGAAGTACAAAGGTCAACGAGCAGCAATGCTAAGACCTTTACATATTGAAGCTGTGGAAGAGTACCTGATCAAGCACCATGATGGAATAGTGGTGAGAAATCTAGAAGCTGACGACAAGATTGTGATGGAATGTTATGATCGTTCAGACCGTACAGCCGCCATCTTAGAAAAAGACTTCTACGGAATTCCTAAACTTAATCTTTACAACACAGACTCCTATGAAAGCCTGTACACTGGCAATGGGTATGGTAAGCTCTACCTTGACGCCAAAGGAAAAGTGAAAGGCTACGGAAGAGCATTCTTCTACTTCCAAGTATTGTCTGGTGACACTAGTGATAACTACAAGGCTAATTGCTTCTCAGATGTGAAGTGGGCAGACAAGAAAGCGTTTGCTATGTTAGCTGGGTGTAAGAATGATTCCGAAGCCTTGCAAGCTCTTGTTAAAGCCTACAAGATTCTCTATCCAGAACCTAAGACAGTGGTAGGATGGCGTGGTGATGAAATCAATATTGATTGGTTCTATGTACTGAATGAGAACTTCCAGTTAGCTAGACTGCTTAGATGGGATGATGATAAGGTGGACTTGAAGAAGGTATTAGAAAAGTCAGGAGTAGAGGTATGACAAAATTCCCTGAATATTGGAAGCTTTACCCGGAAATTTGGCCTACAAAGGCCTCATTCTTTGTGTGGATGCGTGGAGCATTCAGACGAGCTTTATGGGAAAAATGGCCCGTAAAAATCCAACATAAAAACAGGATGTGTACGGTTCCTCCAAGAGGTAAAGAGACAAGAGCTAAGACAGGTACATACTGTGCATTGTCTGGTAAATGGTACGGGAAGTCAGCATTAGAAGTAGACCACATTGAGGGGAATGCCTCTCTTCGAGACTTTGAAGATATTGTTCCATTCATTCGTCACTTACTTGCACTTGACGAAGAATTGCAACTTGTAGGAAAAGAGGAACACAAGGCTAAGTCTTATGCAGAAAGACAAGGACTAACCTTCGAGGAAGCTGTAATCGAGAAAGAGGTAATCAAATTCAAGAAGACTTCTACAGAAGCTCAGAAGGAATACCTACGAACTTTAGGCTGTGGAGATATTATTCTCAGGAATGCCACAACTAGAGCAGATGCATTTAGAGAGTACTTAACGAAGGGAAGTGTATGAAAGAATGGAAAGTTGATGCAATAGCGCTGGCTAACGCTGGTATGAGTTGGAGAGAAATAGGCCGGACACTAGGGAAGAGTAAATCCACTGTATCAGACTTCTTGCGTTCTGTATTCGTGAATAGCGAATATGAAAAACCTAAGCTGTCTAAAATTCTTCTGCTGGACATAGAAACATCGCCTACTCTTGGTGCTGTATGGGGATTGTGGAAACAAAACCTAGGCATTAATATGATTGAGCGAGATTGGTTCATCATGTCCTACTCTGCTAAATGGTATGGTGAGAATAAGATATTCTACAACGACTGTAGAAATACGCTTGAAGATGACAGTGATATGTGTAGTGAGCTTTGGGATTTGATCCATGAAGCAGATATCGTAGTGGCTCACAATATCAAGTTTGACATACCGAAGATTCGTGCTAGAATGGTGAAACATGGAATGTCACCTCCATCACCAGCCAAGCTCTATTGTACATTGGAAGTGGCAAAGAAGAATTTCCAATTCACTAGTAATAAGCTTGAGTATCTTGGTGAGTTCCTTGGAGTTGGCGAGAAGTCAGCGCATAAGCAATTTCCCGGCTTCTCTCTTTGGGCAGAATGTCTGAAGGGTAATGAGGAAGCATGGGAAGAAATGAAGTTGTACAATATTCAGGATGTACATGTGCTGGAAGGTGTGTATAATAAGCTGCGTGCTTGGGATGCTAACCATCCAAATATCGCTGTACTTTCTGACAATAATGTGCTAAGCTGTCCAGTGTGTGGTAGTAGTGACTTAATTGAAGATGGATTCACTTACACAAATTCTGGTCAATACAAGCTGTACAATTGTAAGGAGTGTGGTTACTGGGCAAGAAGCCGGTACACGCTTAATTCCAACGAGAAGCGAAGGAGTCTATTGAAATGAACCAAGGCTTGCAAGTTTTCCCTGTTCACCTTAAGAATGGTTTGAAGGTATTGTTCATGTCAAATGGTACGGTGGTGCTGGATGCCAAGGAAGTGGGGAAAGTGCAAGTCGAACATTTCAATGGATACACTGCGACCATCACACCAAAAGAACTAGCTGTTTACAATGATGCCGATAATAGTGAGGGTCTGGTGTACCCTTACTACAAGATGATAACACTTGATCGCTACATTAAAAAATGGCTGAAAAGCTACGACTTAGATTTTAGGAGATTTGAATGAGCCAAGTCAACATGAGTCAATTATTTGACGACACATTAGTATTTAACACATTGAGTGGGAATCTCGAAGGAAACAAAGAGAAGCTGATTGAACGTATCAGCGCACAGCTTACTTACATTTTTTCAGAGCTTACTGAAACCCTTGACGGGTATGAGAGTACTGATCCAAAAGAACTGGCTGATGGTTGTGTGGATATTCTGGTTACTGCCATGGGCTTGGCTCAGATCATGCACGCTGCAGGGTTTGATATGGAAGAAGTGGGTAAGCGTATCGGAAAGAACAACCTGTCCAAGTTTCCAGTAGAAATCCCTGCAGTTGACCGTAAAGTGTATTCTGAAATGGGGTATACGGTAGAAGCTGCTGGTGGCAGTCGATTTGTCCTGAAGGATAAGACTGGTAAAGTACGTAAACCACTAGGCTACCAAGATGTAGACTTGGAAGGAACCTATGACCCAAACTTCTTTGGAGACAAGCAATGAAAGCAATTAGTTTTAGGGATGTAATCTTCGCACTGAAAAGTTTGGGTGTGGAGAACGTAAAAGAGCTTGACTTAGTCAGTCCTGAAAATGATAGCAAGATTGCACATATTCTTTTTGCTCTAGGTATTGATATACTCAAGCCTATTACAATCAGGGCATGTAACCATCGTGATCTGAACAACAACACTGGTATTGGATACCGGTATGAAGGTGATATGAGGCTTGACGCAGAATGGCTAGGGGGTCGAGGAGCAGATGTGATGGATCGTATCTCTGCTACCAGTTATTATGACCTGTCCTTGACCACTACGCTGTGTGGCCTTGTAGGTACATCTTCCAATGTAACAAAGAATATGGGATACTCAGAAGACGAGGAATTCCCTGAAGAACTAATCTCAGAGACATATGAGCAGGATGTTATGTTGATTGAGAAATTAAACGGTATCGTAAAACAAGTTAGAGGTTAAAGTGGAACTGGCGAAGATCAAACAAAAACAGGATGTGTACATTGTAGAATATCCAGAGTTTGCTAAACTGGCAGATGAACAAATAAAAATCTTCTGGCCTTGGAATGAAATCAAAGTAGAGAAAGATAAGCAAGATTTGCTTGTTGGTATGTCTGAACCAGAAAAGCATGCTACGATTACAACACTAAAACTGTTCACTCAATATGAACTTTTTGTTGGCAATGAGCACTGGCTTGGCAGAATCTTGAAGACATTCCAGAGACCTGAGATTCAACGTATGGCTGCAGCTTTTGGGCATGTAGAGTTAAACAGTCATGCTCCGTTCTACAGCCGCATTAACGAAGAACTGGGATTAGCGACATACGAATTCTATACAAGCTATGTTAACGATCCGATCCTAGCCGAGCGTATGGCATTTGTAGAAAGCTTAGTAGACCATGAAGATGATTTGATCAGTCTGGCAGGGTTTAGTATGATTGAAGGTGCTGTCTTGTATTCCAGCTTTGCCTACTTGAAGCATTTCCAAGCCCAAGGTAAGAACAAGCTGATGAATCTTGTACGGGGCATTAATATGAGTGCTCGGGATGAAAACCTGCACGCAATTGGTGGAGCGTTGTTATTCAGGACTTTGAAAAATGAGTCTAACCTGACGATAGATGAAGAAGCAAAGTACGCTGCTGCTGTGCTAACTATTGCTGACACTATCCGAGAGCATGAACATCGTATCAATGAAATGCTATTTGAGAAGGGAAAAATTGAAGGGATTTCCCTAGTACAGATGAATCATTTTTCAGATAGTCGGATTAACCTGTGCCTTGAGCATCTGGGCTATCACGCACAGTATAAGGTGACGTATAACCCAATTGCTGATTGGTTCTACAAAGGAATCAATGATTATCAGTTTAATGACTTCTTCTCTGGAATTGGTAGAGAGTACCAACGAGACTGGGATGAGCATGGATTCAATGCGTGGGACAAGAAAGGAAAGTAATGGACAGCCTGTATGAAAAGCTAAGCGAAGAGCGAAAGAAACTGCAAGAAGAAGGTAACATGCCTGAATGGTGGAGTACTGGTGGATGGCAACTCTATAAGAAGAAATACCTATACCAAGCAGAGCATCCACGAGAGCAATTCCAACGTATTGCTAAGACACTAGCAAAACACATTGAGGGGAAGTATCCTGACTGGTGGCCTACTGGTTTAACATGGGAGCAAGCGTTCTTTGACGAAATGTGGACTGGCAGGCTCTCCCCTTCTACACCTGTGCATTCAAACACTGGCACGAATCGTGGCATGTCTGTTAGCTGCTCTGGCAACTATATTGACAACTCGATCTACGGCATATATGATTGTCGCACTGAGGTTAGTGTACTAACTAAAGAGGGATTCGGTACAGCCACTTATCTTGGTTCTTTGAGTCCAAGAGGCACAGTATCTGTTCGTGGAGTGGAGTGTTCTGGTGTAGTCCCTATTGTCAAGGGCTTTGTGGAAGATATGCGATACACAGCACAAGGAACCTCTCGTCGTGGAGCTTGGGCTGGCTATATCGAAATTGAACATGGAGATTTCTGGGAGTTGATTGCTCTTCTCGAAGCCGAACCTGATGATCTGAATATCGGCTGGATTGTTACCAAGGAATTTAAGGAAAACCTTGAAGCTGGTGATGAAGAGAGTCTTGCTAGGATGCGTCGAATCCTTAAGGTGAAGATGATCACTGGTAAGGGGTACTTCTTCTTCCCTGAGAAGGCAAATGCTAAGCGACCACAGATGTATAAGGACTTGGGTTTGTTTGTCACAGCGCCACAGCTTTGTAATGAAATCATGTTGCATAGTTCACCTGAATTGACTTATACTTGTGTACTTTCCAGTACAAACCTTATGCACTGGAAGACCATTAAGGACAATAAGTCGGTTTTCATTCAAACAGTACTCTTAGATTGTGTTGCTCAAGATTTCATTGAAAAGGCTACAGGTATTAAGGGTCTTGAGAAGGCTGTAAAGTTCACTAAGCTTGGACGAGCATTAGGATTGGGTGTGACAGCATTCCATTCCTATCTGCAGAGTAACATGATTCCTTTCGAGTCATTGGAAGCTCACATGTGGAATAACCAAGTGTTCAAGCATATCAGTGAGCAGTCTCTAGAGGCTTCTCAATGGATGGCGCAAGTGCTTGGAGAACCTGAGTGGTGCAAGGGATACGGAGTTCGTAACACTCATAGAATGGCTGTAGCTCCAACAAAGAGCACAAGCCTGTTGATGGGCGGTGTGTCTGAAGGCATCAATCCAGACCCTGCAATGACTTTTACACAACTGACAGCAGCAGGAGAAGTAGACCGGGCAAACCCTATACTTCTGAAGCTAATGAAAGATCGTGGTGTTTATGACAAGAAACACATGAAAGAGTTGACAGAAGCTCAAGGCAGTGTGCAGAATGTATCTTGGCTGACTGAGGAAGAAAAACTTGTGTTCAAGACAGCCTTTGAGATTGATCAGATGGCAGTATTGAGACTAGCTGCTGGTCGGCAGAGATACATTGATCAGGGACAATCTCTGAACCTGTTCTTCTCAGCAGAAGAGGATGAAGAGTATATTTCTGAAGTTGTGAAAGAAGCATTTGACAACCCGGACATTCTTGGTCTATACTACTTCTATAGTAAGGCTGGTGTCACAGCAAGTAAGGGTGAATGTCTAGCGTGTCAATAACATATAGGGCTTCGGCCCTATTGAAAGGAGAATGTATGAAGACTTTTTGGAAAATTTTCTGGCCTTTTGTTGTATCTATTTCGGGCTTGCTTTATCTGCTGTATGTTATTAAACTGGGCTTGAGCGTTATATACGGAGTGTCTATTAGCGCTCTGGGTATATTCATCACTATCTGGCTAGCTCAACTAATGTTTACAAATGCTTTGGCAAAGAAAGAGATTAAGCTGGAGGATGTAGTGAGTCACAGCTTCAGTGTTATTGTAGGTGCTGGCATCTGCCACCTAGCCATTATTTTCGGATTCTAAGGAGGATAAAATGGAGCTTGTTCGTGTAGACTGTCCTGCCAAGCCGAAAAGTCATGACAGATTTTTTGGATTTGAAAATGAGGATAATCACATTGAGGGTGTGCTTTATCGTCAAAATAGCAGAGGGGAAATAGTCGAAATTGCCTGTTATGGTTCTTGTGACGATCCTGCGGAGTCGTATTCAGTATATGTTTCTTCTATTCCGCACCTGATACAGGCCTTGCTCGCAGCCCAAGAGTATATCCGTGCAGTGGAGAATAAAGATGCTTTCTAGAACTGATACTCAAGTAGCTACAGCATTTCCTCAACGTAATGCTCTAGTCCAGTACCTCAAGCTGCTGGCAAATGATGATCGTATGAATAAGTTCGAGCCTTCATCTGTAACGAATCTTAACCGTGTAGAAGCTGTGGAATCAGCCTACGAAATTGGACGTATTCATGGTACTAATGAGGGATTGCAAGAACTGGCATTCCACATTCTGAATACGTTCTTTCCAAATGAACTAACCAAAGGAGACTAGTAAGTGCTTAACCAAGAACAAGAGAAGAAGATAATTGTTTTCCGTCAACAATATGCAGAGTATGCTGCCCAGATTGCGGGAATCAAGGATGATCAGAAACAACTGTTTGAAGATTTGGTCGAAACCCTGAAGCTTGACAAGAAGATCGACAAGGAAAAGATTCGTGATATTAAGCGAGGCTTTAAGTTGTTTGTCAAGGCCAATGCTCCAGAAGAAGTTGCTAGTGTTGGTCGAGCTGCTGAAGTAGCTTATCTGTAATTAATAGAAAGGATTAAACATGGCTAAACCAATTGCGTATGCAGCCCGTCTGCAGAAAGAACCCTTTACCATTACCCAAGAGCAAATGTCTGCTGCCAAGGAACGTTATACCAAGGCAAAGAAACTGGCTCGGCAAAAGAAGGAGAAGTAAAATGTTTGGATTCCTAGAAAATGTAGCTAAAGCCGCTGTTGGTGTTGTTTCCCTCCCTGTCACTGTTGCTGCTGATGTAGTTACCATGGCTGGTGCAATGACCGATCAGGATAAGCCTTACACTGCCACAGCCGCTGAGAGTATTCTCAAGAACCTGCAAAAGGCAGTGGAAGTAGATGATTAACAGATCGTAGACATAAAAATAGCCCGTCCTCGAAAGAGGTACGGGCTTTTATTTTATAGTCATTTCTTTTTATCGTTATTCTTAGGCCAAGATTCTACAATAGTTCGCTTATCGGCAGCACACTTAGCCCATATGACATAAGCTTCTGCTAATTTCTGTTCCACTTCTCTTAGTGGAGTTCCCTTCTTTGGTGGTTTAGGAGGTAGAGGGCAATCAATTGTCAGACTGGCCTCTGGCTGTGGAAACTGCTGAGTTGTAGGCGCGTTCAAGGAGGCGCACCCCACTGTCATCAACAGTACACAAGCTAGAATAAGGTGGCGCATTCTTATGTTCCTTTACATATTCATCTAAACGGTCTTCAAGATTACGCTTAGACTTCTCGTTATCAATAGCAGCTTGTCTTTGGGTATTCACCTGTTCAATCCAATAGGCTGTAGCAGCTTTCTCTTGAAGAAGAGAAGTCTTAGCAACTTCCAATCTTTCCTTATCCCACTTACCTTCTGCCACTGCCCATGTTATCTTCGCTGTTGTCCCAACGAGTATCGCTATTGCTACTGCGATCAGGATAATCTTCACTTGGTAAGTCCAAGTTGAAATTCCCGGAATTTTTAACATCGTATTTCATTCCTATAAGTTTCTCGAACACCTTATGTCCGGTAAATATAGCTGCGTAAATCAACCACAGCATTTCTATAAAGCCATTATGGAATGTGAGCCAAGAAAACCAAAAAGCTAGGGAGGCATGACCAGCAGTAGCTGCCAATTTACTGCCAACTACTTGTCCAGTTCTTTCATCAAGAATAAGACCCTTCACTGAATACCAGATTTTAGGCCAAAACCCCTCTACAGGTTTTCTTAAGACATGAGCACGTTTTTTACTCTTATCCATTCCTCTTTCCTGCTTTCCAGACCGATGGTTCCACCATTGATCTTCTTAGTCACGCCAATAAGGTCGCCCTTGTCAGCTAGAACATTAAGACCATTAGTATTCCAGAACCAAGCAGCAGACAGACAGGCCATTTCAGGTGTTTTCAGAAGGTCTGGTGTAGACATAATCTGAGCATTGCCTATAGCTCTTGCAAAGGCTGCATAATTTGCCTTGCCTGTCAGTTGAATCAGGCCTCTTCCACGATACTTCCATCCATCACCTGTAGAGTCATTACCAAGTCTTCCTGAGTAAACAGTGTTGGCAATAAGCTCAGGCTTTCTATGTAGCTTCAAGGCATCCTTATTTGGCTTACCATCTACTCCCTTGAAACGCCTAGGCCATACTCTAGCTAGCCCATCTGATGAGTAATTCAGATTTTCTTCCAGAGCTGTAAAGTTGCGACTCTCATGCATAAGCTGGGACAAGAACATAATCTGTCTTTCAACAGTATTGATGTTATATTGTACCATTGCTTTAACGAGGGGTTCGTACCATTGGTCTGATATCCCACCCACTAATTTCTGTAACTGATCCTTCGTAATCATCGTTATCTCCTATATTTCCAGACGGAATTAGTGCAGAAATCATGTCCTCAGTTAGCCTTCCGTCTTTTGAGGCTGCGACAATTACTAGATTTCTCAGTGCTGCAACTTGTGCTTCCAAATTCATAATTCTGGCAGATAGTCTGGCCTCTTCTTTAACCAATAGTCGCCAATCCTCTTTCAGCTTGTTATTCTCTTCTCTTAGATGCTCGTTTTCTTTTTGGAGGTCTGTTAGCTGTTTACTAGCTACTCTATTAACATCATCGCCTGTCCGGTCTTTGACTACATTACGCAAAACAGAGGAAGCTAGTTTTATTAGAGCAAGTAGAAACACGGAACCCCCAGCAGCATATGCCATAGTGGCCCCGCCAAGTTCTACCATTTTAAGAATACCCCAATTAGATTAAATACGCTTAGAAGAAGAAACCCTACAAATCCAACTAGGAAAAAGGGCCACGAGAGATTACCCATGACCACTAACCCAACAAGAAATGCCCATATGAACGTAGCTGACCCCGCAGCAACAACAGCTAACTGCGGAGAATTAGCATCCATAATGGCATGTGGAACCATAAGGAACACAAGGCACAGAAGTATCCTGTTGACTACTTCTGCACCACCAACTAAACTCAAACTCAAGCCACCTGTAGCAAAGTGAACCATTAATGCGCTAACACAACTGATTGTCACCATGACAAGGGCTTGGCTGTCTACACCTTTACAGAACTTAGCAAATACTGACAGCTTTTCTGTGGTTTCAAGGGGTATGTTCATTAGTTAAGGTCTCCGTGGGCTGACACCTCCACAGAAGTACTTCCATTAGCTTTCTAGGGCTAAATTCCTGTGGATTTGGCAACTTTGCACAGGCAGCCATCCATTCACTGCAGAAGTCGCCAACATCATTCCTAGTGGCGCGTCCTACTAACTGAGATTGGATTAAGTCAAGCCATCCGTAAGGCTGCTCTTGTGTCTCTTCAAAATAATCAATAACCCAAGAATCTGGGAGCCAAGGTAGTGGGAAGTAATCCCAATCTTCATCGTGAAAGTTATTCTTCTCTCTGCGGTTACGTTTAACTACTCCATGATCCTCAACCGTGGAGCTGTACCACATACCATCAATGATAAATTCGCAATGGGAATAAATACTATCAGTTCGCCAACGTATTAGGGAATTAGCAATATTTCCCTTGCCTTTATACATTGCAAGTATAACCATAGTCACCTCAAATTATTTCTTGTGGAGAGTAGAATCCTCTTCCACCATTAAGAGAACGTTCGTAATCAGATGGAATCTCTGGGAGGCCATAAGCTGCCCGAACGAATGCTGGTAGTTCAACGCTGCCAACAGGAGGGCCAATAATTTCTGTAGCCCTGCCAACAGCGATCAGTCCAAATAACTCAAATGCCAAAAGGTCTGTATAAAGATCAGCACGATCCGTTTGAACATAGTTAGCAGAATCTAGCTTCTTAGTAGACATACGAAGGCCAGCAGCACGGACATTGTCAGCGTGGTTTACGGCCTTTGCAGGGTCATGTAGAGAAGCTAGCTCAATTGCTACTGATTCTGCTGCTGTAAAACGGTTACGAAATGCTAGCTGTGTTACTACCTTACCAAATGTGGTTGGAACAGGAGGAGACACAACAGGAGGTGGATTCGTAAATGTACTTGTCTCAGGATCATAAGCAGCACCTACCTGAACAGCAGGGTCTGCTTCTGTTACATCAACCCAGAATGAAAGAGCGTCAGGGTATTCAGCCGCTGCTAATGCATCCACTATCAAGGCTGCAGAAGAAATCTTTGCTAGAATTGTCATATTAATCTCCTAGGTTAGAAATTGCAAAGTATGGTGACGTATTAGGCTCACCAGTACCTGAACCAGAAATCAATGATGCAACCCACATCCAAACTACCTTCTTAGCTTCTGTAGCAATAAACAAAGGGATAGCATTAGAATGGCGATTACTCAAGTCACTCTTTGTTCTGTCACCCATTGATACTGGGTTAGGTGCTCTCAGTACATAAGAGTCTACCATGCTGCTACCTGTCGCATCAGAGAACACTTCCACCAGATAGGTTGCTGGCGCGCCTGCTGTAACGTACTCACTGAAAGAAGTGGTAGAGCCAAACTGAATCTGGAATGGAGCCAAATCTAGCGAGCTAATTCTCATGTAAGTGATTGTACCAACACCAGTTCCATCACACTCATTGAAAGCTACAATTGAAGAGCTGAAAGTGCTTAGCGAAGCATATGGAGTACCAATGCCAGAGTTAACACGCAGCATATCACCAGCATTCAGCATCAGGAAGTCTAATGCATGATAATCTGTCTGTACACCATACCAGTTAGAATACGGCAAAATACTGTAGGTATTTACTGAATTACCCCTATGTACCATTTCTGTGTAACGTGTCTGATTACGCAGACCTGTGATATATGCAGCGCCACCACCAGTACTTAGCGTCAAGGTGTTGTTAGTAGCAAAGATTTCGTAAGCATTTGTGGAAGGTTGACCACCACCACCATACCCGCGACTAATATAGGTGAACCGCTGGTTGTCGAAGTAAGATTCTTGAACTGTAGCTGAGGTTACAGTATTATCACCAACAAGGGCAGTATAAGGAGTCACTACATTCCCGTTAGACAGAATCTGTGCAACTCTAAGTGCGCCGCCTGTGGGGATGTTAGCACTATCCCACCCGAAAGGTGTGGCAACGACACATAGCTTCGTACTAGGATCAGCTTGACTGGTACGCAATGGCATGAAGGTAGCGTTATAACGACCTGCTGTAGCATTTACCAGTAGTAGCGCACCGGTTGTCCATGTTGCGGTTGTTGCGTCTAGGGAATAGGTGCGAACATCTATAGCCGTATCTCCAGCTTCAGTACTCCCTCCAGTCATAATAAATTTACCAGCAGACTTTAAATAGATCATTGACGGAAGCTTACCGTAATCAACACCGGGTAAATCAATACTCGTCACTCCGTAGCAAGCTAGGGATTGGTATGTCTTAGCAGTTAGGTTGGCACCTGCAGCGGCACCGATTGGACTAGTTTGCCAGATATTATCAGCAGTAGCTACACCTGAAGACAATGTAGCAGGACGAATAAAACCCTGCGCACGAAGTCTTGGATAAGTACCCTTTACACCGGGAGTGGTGGTAAGATTACCAGATGGAGGTAGGCCGACACCTACCCCTTGAGCGCCTAATGGAAGTGTTGGCATACTTTATCTCCTTAGTAAAGTGCAATACGAGTATCGATAGAAATGTAAGCTGGCAATGCTGATACAGCACTTTCCATGCCTAGGATATAAACATCATTCGGGCCAAGCCAGTATCCGTAACGGTCGATTGAAGAATCAACAGTAGCAGCAACCATCTGTACATCCTTGACACCAACAGTCACGCCTGAGCCTAGAGCCACTGCAATACGCGGGCGTGTAGAGATACGGAATACACGGAATCCAGCAGCAGGAGTTTCAGCGTTTGGCAAGCCAGTCGTGCCATTCAGAGTAAGAGTTCCTGACACGACAGAAGTGACGATACCAACTAGACCAGAGTTACCAGCATTAGTTGTACCGAAGCACATAATCAAATCACCCACCTGATATCCATCAGTGATGAAGCTACCCAATGTCCGAGTGATAGTTGAGTTAGTTGTTGCAGTGATTGTTGGAGCGCCCATATCAGCAAACACAGTAGATTCAATACCAACGTATGGAATTACGTTCTTGCTCACTGAGTCTGAGCTTGAAGCACACATGTCTAGGATGCGACAGCCACCGAGCTTATTTCCACTGGCTGGGGTTTTATCCACTGCAATCTTAGCTTGTGTGCCATTGGTCACAGTGAATGTTGTAATACGGGTTACATAACTTTCTGGGTATGCGGCGTCTAATGCCATAGTATTTCTCCTTAAATTGAAGCAAGAGCTAATCTGGCCTGACGCGCTGTTCTAGCACCGGCAACAGTTGTTGGGGCAGCAGCAACCACCGCCCAGTTATTATTTGAACCTAGTCCTTGGAATTGAGCCACTTCAACAGTCATATTAATTCCAGAGAATGCAGTGATTGCTCCAAGCATCCACTTTGAAGCAGGATTGCTCAAGTCTGTTATACTTACCCACTGTCCCGGTACAAACAATTTCCCGTTTTCATTCAAGGTAAAAGACTTAGAGCCTGTCCCAAGAGTTAGGGAAGTAGATGATGTAGCTCGGCTACCGGGAGCATTCACAGCACTAGCAGCAGCAGCGGTAGCAGTTTCTGCAGCTTCTGTAGCAGTTTCTGCAGCAGCTATAGCAGCATCAGATGCTGGGCCAGATACAGTGTCAATGTAAGTTGCTAGAGCGTTTACTTGAGTAGTCCAAGTTGAGACAGCAGCAACCCAAGCGTCAGCACGAGCAATAAATGTTGATGGGGAATCTACGCGCTGTGGCGCGGTTGGCAATGTGCCTACAATTGGTGCAGCCATTACGTTAATCCTTCAATTTCAATAGATACATCACTGAGAGTGTGGTAAGCAATGACGATATCAAAGTCCTTATAGAAGCCATACACTACAGTACACTTATATTGCTCCAATCCAATCCACAAGCATGGAGTAGTTCTCAATTCAGCCATTAAGTTCTGTAGTTCATCAATTTGAGTATTCTCCACAGCCATATCAAACGTTGCTCTCTTGGCAAAGTTTCGCTGAACCACGATGAAGTTACCAAACTGGTCAATTTCTTTACGGCTATAATCTTGAATACCTACCTTAGCGCCTACGTTAATGCCATTACCAACAAACTTAGTAGCACCTAGTAAGCAAGTCCCCACATCAGCAGAACCATCTACTGTATAAACAGTGATCTTCACTTTAGCAGAGCCGTATGAAGGGAGGTCTGTGAATAGGGCAGTATCAGTGTATCCAATCGGAGTAAAGAAATACATCCACCAGTTATTAATACCTGATGTAGATAGCATTTCAATTTCTTTTGTGTACACTGTACCTTCAACTGGGTCAATCACTTCTACCTTAACCTTAGAGGCTCTAGTAGTAAGAAGAGCTACGCAATTCACTGCATAACCCGGAGTAATTTCTACTACAATATCTGTAGTAGATGTTGTCTTAGTGCTATTGCTAGTATCAAACATTGCATAACGATTGGTTGGCCCTACATCAAGCCATTTAGTAGGCGTTGTTGCAGGGTCATTTCCAGTGTTACCTGCTTCCAGAGATTCATACACCCTGTGGGTAGAGACAAGGATTACCCTGTCTCCAAGGGCATAGGGAGTGCCTATGTTCCAGACTACCTCCCCTACACTCGCATCAGGCTCTGCAATTGTCGTACTGGTTAGCGTGGTGTTATCCACCAACACTGGTGGCACGATTTGTAGAGTCATTATTCAGCCCTTATATCTGGTTGTCCGTCTCCATCCCAACGACGAAGAATCTTAGCGGTTTCTAGTGTGTTAACAGCGACTGCACGATTACCAGCAGCGATAGTTTCATTGGTTTCTGTAATCCGTGTTGCTACTTCATCCAATACCACAGCTACCTTTGTGTTTTGGTTCTCACCATTAGCAGCACCTGAAGTGGATGCCATTTCCTCTGCACGTTTCTGTTCCAACTTAGCCTGATCAACCTCAGCTTGCTTCAGTAGTAGAAGTCGTAGAGATTCATTGAACTTAGTCAAAGCCTCTCCGACACTAACAGTAGCTTCGTATGTGCCTAGAGCAATTTCTAGCTGCTTCTTAGCGTTAGCCAGAATACCGTCTAGATAAGCAACGTCAGCGTCATACTGCTTCTGGGCTGCTGCAATTTGAGCATCGATAGCGGCAAGACTTAGGTTGTACTGCTTGTCCAATGCGTCTAGCTCAGATTGATAGAAAGCAGAAGTTGCTGCAGCATTTTCACGAGCAACAGCGCCAGCATTTTCCAGAGCAACAGCCATTCTCTCGGCTTCAGTCATTTGCTTACCAGCAATCCCTTGAATTTCTTCTAGGTAATTGGCAGCAACTAACTGTTCACGAGCGAAGTCTTGAGCACTAGCGTAATTATCAGCAGTGTTTCCAGCAAGAGTGCTAGTAACAGCACTAATAGCATCAGCAGTAGGCAATTGTCCAGCACGAGCAGCAGTTGCCATTTTAACCAAGTCACGCTTTGCAGCTTGATAATTGGTGTTAACAACTTCAGCAACAGTTCCACGTAATTGAACAATACCACTCTCAAGAGCATCGAAAATACCCTTCAGCGCATCGGCAGCTTCTCTAGCCTTGGCTACTGCTTCTTCAGCAGCTTGAACTTGGGTGTCTGCAGCAGCTTGAGCACTAGCAGCTTCAGCTTCTATAGCACTCTTACGTTCGTCATAAGTGCCCTTCAGAACTTCCTTCTCAGCATTCAGCACAGTGATATGTGCATCTAGCCTGCTCTTTAGCGCATCCTTTTCAGCATTAACAGACCGTTCCAGACCAGACAAAGCACTTTGAGCAGATGCTTTCAGTGCGTCAAGTTGTTCTGTCAACAGTTTAATTCTGTCAGCAGCAGCTTGTGCCGCAGGGCTAAGCTCACCAAGTGGTGGAAGGATTTGATCCAAAGCTGGTGCAAGTTCAAGCAATGCTAGATACAGAGTACGTTGACCTTCATCGGCTAGATTTAGACCGTTAACAAGATCACGGAAACCTTGCCTTGTCGTTGGCATTGCTACGCCAAGTTGAGCAAAAGCTGCTGTAACTTGCTTAGTAACAATATCAATCTTTTCTGTGCCAGAGTAGAACTTATCGAAGAAGAAATTAACCTTCTCGCTCAGTGCTTCTAGACCACCAGCCATTTCAATCAGGCTCATCTTAGCTTCGATAGCTGCCATTCCAGTAGCCTGAAAGACCTTGGAAAGATCAGCGCCCAATGCTGAGAATATGCCATCAATCGTGGCAATTGAAGAGGCCACACGCATTACTGTTTCAAAGTAACCTTCGCCAATCTCTTGGAATTGCTCGAAACCCGGAAGAGCAGCCTTAGCCATTTCATCGCCAAGCTTTGAGAACATGGTGGTGATTTGCTCTTGAATTTGAGCACCACTCAAATCTTTTAGACTCATTTCACCAAAGTCAATAACCATGTTATTCAACACAGACATGATTTCAGTTTCACCCTTACCAAGAAGCTTACCAGCCTCAACAACGCCTTGTGCAAGCGATTGAATAACTAGTGTGAATTGACGTTCAACTTCAGTGTCTAGATCGGCAGTTTGCTGAGATACAGACGTCTTCTTACTGAATAGTCTCTTCTTGGTTGTTTCAATGTTGGCGTATGATAGACCTTGGAAACCATCCTTCAAGATTTGTGCAATGGTTTGTCCAGTGCCCTTGATACCAGTGTCTAGAAGAGTAGTCTTCTTACCAAACAAACTACCTAGGAATTTACCAACTGGATCGCCTAGAGGAGAGAACTTCTCAGCACCTGCAAAGAACTTACCAACAGCATTCATTTGGAAGCCAGTTTGACCAGCTAGAGCTTCAGCAGAATCATTAACACCTGACTTCAGGATTTGCTTAGCTGTTCCTGCCAATGCCTTTTCAATACTGATCAGTGCCTTCAGCATACCTCTTTGGTACGTAGAAGAAATCTCAGAATTCTGTGCCACAATCTCTAGGGACTTAGTAATAGATTCTGACTTAGCGTCACTATCACCGAACACAGTGCCCTTACCAGCAGCTTCCTGATTCTGTTCTGCAGTATTGAATGAGCCTCCACCGCCTCCCTTAAACAAACCTAGAGAAGCCATAAGTGCCATAACGCCAGCACCGATCACAATACCAGTAAATGGCCCAGAGGCAAAACCAGCAGCAATAGCCTCTAGAGCATAGGCGGCACCACGAGACATAGCGCCAGCGATACTCTTAGCTGTCATGGCAGCTTCTGACGCAATCTTCTTGGCGTCTAATGCAAGCGAGGCCAGCTTGTAGGCCATTTCAATCTTTTGCAAAGCCTTGTAGCCCTTGCTACCTTCCTTGAAGAACATCTTCAAAGAGCTAGTCATATTGGCATACATTTCTAGATTTGACTTGCTAGACTTTTGCTGAATGTCAGCAAGTTTCTTAGCCTTATCTGCACCTTGTAGCTCTTGAGCTTCCTTCTGCATAGCAAGGATTTCTTGCTGCTGCGTGTAGTAAGTAGCCATAGTTTTAACAACACTGCCTAATGCCTTACCAACAGTACCAAAGGCATCGCCTAGGCCTGTGCTAATCGCATCAGCAAGATTGTTAACATTTTCAATAGCTTCCCTGCCAATAATCAAATCAAGTTCTTGTTGAAGCTTTGGGATTTCTTTTCTAAGACTATCAATTAGGCCTTGTAAAGCGCCTGCCTTGCCGGGATCATTCTCTTTAGCAATCTTAGTCTGAGCTTCTGCTAGTTTTCTGTTAGCTTCTTCTAGCGCTACACGCTTCGTGGCACTTGCCACTTCGTGCAATCCTTGAGCGTATGCCTTTTCTTTAGCAATGCTTTGGTCAAGTTGGGCAATACGTTGGTTACCTGCTGTGATAGCACTTTCATAAGCATTAACCCAAGCATTTATTGCTTCTTCATGTTGCTTGATAGACTTTTGAGCGACACGATAGCTCTCTTCTTCTCGGATAACGAGTTCTAGCTCTTTTTCCTTAAGATGAAGCTTCTCACGTTGAACTGCCGACATACGGATTTCAGAATCAGCAAGTGCATGCCTAACTTCAACCAGCTTACGTTCAGCAGTAGTCTGCTTTTCAGATTCAGCAATACTTTCACGAGTATTTTGAATAACCATCGAAGCCGAGTTAATAAGACTTGACATGTCCTTTAGCTCTTGCTTCTTGACACCAGCCTTCTTCTCAATAGCCTTGATTTCGGCTTCATGGAAAGCTAGGATTTGCTTAGCAGCTTCGCTGCCATCATTAGCCTTTACACCAGCCTTTTCCAGTTCAGCAGTATAGCGAGCAACTGCATTTGTCTTCGCCTTCTCAATACCGACGATATCCGCACCAGACTTCAAGTAACGATCATTCAATTGAACACGATACTCACGCTGATCATTAGCCTTTTTCTCAGCTTCTGCTTCAGCATTCTTTAGTGAGATACCTCTTTGCAAATGTCGAAGATTTTCTTGTTCTGCAGCCAATTGACGCTCAGCTATTCTTAGTTGGCTTTCTTGAAACTTACTAAATCTTGCACCACCACGTTCAGCAGCAGCCTTAGCAGTTTGAAGACCAACCAGATCAGCCTGAAGAGCCTTAACCTTAGTCATTGCTTCTAGGGATTTTTCACCCTCAGTAGCGTCTCTTCCCCAGTTGTGGAAGAAGTCAGATACCACCTTACCAAGAGACTTGAATAGGCCAAAAACCCACTCATAATAGCGCTCTAGATATCCTCTTGAAGCAGAAGTAGATTGCTTAGTACCTTCATCAAGTTCCTTATTAAGAGCTACAATAGCAACTCTTAGAGCTTCACTCTGACGACCTTGTACTTGCAATGTCGAGATATACTTCAAGGTTTCTTCATCAACAGTACCAATTGCCATTGCCAACTTCAAAGGCTCTTCAGCTAGATCAGCAACTTTCTTCTGCACATCGTCGAAGTCCTTACCAGATAGCTTAGCCCACTTGGACGTAATTTCAGTAAGTCCTACAATCTCTTGTCCTGAGAATCTACCAGCTTCTGTAAAGGAATCAAAACGATCCTTAGCTTCACTCAACGAGATATTCAGTTCAGAACCTAAAACAGAAGCAGCTTCTCTATACTGACTGTAAGTGTAGCCTAATTGATTTCCTGACAAGAAGACTTCATTGTTGAATTCTCTTTGTTGCTTTGATGCCATAATAATATTGGCACCATAAGCTAAGAAACTCCCAGCCACAGCAATCACTGCACCCTTAAGAGTTAGCATAAAGCCAACAACAGGCTTAAGAGCATTCATGATTGTGCCCGGCAATCCCTTAACAGCAGCGCCGATACCACCATAAGCTTGACTTACTTGACCACCTTGTTGCATCAGAATAGTCAGTGGATTAGCACCAGAAGCTAGCGATGCAGCAACGTCATTGACAGTATATTGCAGGGTCAATAACTGGAAGCGCTGCTGATTACCTAGTTTGCGTACTTGCTCTTCTTCAAGCTTTTGAGCATCTGTTTTTCTCTTACTTACTACAGCGGCTTGAGCAGTTGCTGCATTAGCTCTACGTTGAACTTGTTCATTCTGTGTTATGGCCTTGTATGCTCGCTCTTCTGCTGCAACTTCCAGATTCTTCTGTGTAAGAAGTCTAGAAGAATTAACTGCGCGAGAAGTAGCTAGATTATCCTCAATACGTTGAGTATTAGCAATAACTCCGTAAGCACGTTCTTCCGCTGCCATACTCTTAGCTCTTGCAGCAATAACCTTCTCTGTCATTAGGAGGTTTTGAGCAGCAGCTTTATCAATAATAGCCATAGCTGAAGCATATTTTTGCGCTGAGTCAGCTACTGCCTTAAATGTCCCTTCATTCGCCTTCATTGCGAGAGACAAATCATTCAGTTGGATAGCCAGTATCTTATATGTGCCAGCCACCATCTTATTAATCGTGTCAAGGGTAGTTAGCGTACCCTTGAGTTTTGTAGCAGATTGCTCTGCCTTGTCCGAATTGACGACTAGTTTTTCTAGTCCTTCGTTCGTTTTATCAATACCCTTAGCTACTACATCTACCTGTAATTGTGTTAGCTCAATCATTAGTTTTCTTCTTCCTGAAATTACCTAGGATATTCTTAAGTTTGTTGCTCACCTGTTCACGGGATAGCATTGCAGGAGCTACTGGAGCTGCTCTTAGTGGGTCAGATGCTTGAGAGTATTCTGAAGCATACACTCCACTCAATTCTCGGACTAATGTAGCTTCCCAACTGGAAAGCTTAAGTCCTACTAAATGGCACCAGTTGTAAATCTCTGTCCATGAAAGCGCAGAAGGCCCAAACCCGGTAAACGAGCATGGGCCAATCTCATTAAGATAAGCTATCAGGTAGTACGCATCACCAATATCTGGCATTATCAGTCTAGGGCTATCTTCACCATCAGACTCTAAAAACCTAGTGTATCGGCTACGTTTATCTGGCTCACCTTTAAACCCTTTAGGAGGATCAGGCACAGCAGCGAGCCATGCCATTTGCTTTACATAAAGGGTTGCGCTTTCTTTTACTGAGTCAAAAAATTCGCAAAATCGCTTACGGCTGCATCAACTTGGTCACGCACCCACTTATACTTTTCATTTGAATATAGATTACGGAAATCGTCAGCAGTCTTGATAGGATTACCATTGAATGACAGATTCTCAGAATCAGCAGACAAAGCAACCATCAATTCCAGTTGGTCTTCACGAATAACCTCAGCAGTTACATTCTTATTGCCCTTGGCTTGGCGTTTCAGGGTACGGTTCTGTAGAGCGCTGATTGCACGCTTATGTTGTTCACTACCCGGCCCATAGACGGTAATTGTTACTGGCTTGGTTTGCTTTGCATCGGCAAAAATCTTTTCACCAGTGTCTGGACGTTCCAGATGCAGTACAAATTGGTCGCGGGCTTCAATAGAGGCTAGATCAAACATTTAAATCTCCTTAGATTTGATTACAAAGTTTGTGCTAATGAAAGCACAGTTGAAATTACCGAATTAATATCGGCAGTTAGAAAGCATTCAGTAGAACCGTCAAATATTTCTCGAGGTTGTTGGAATGTTTTCTTTAATTCTTGTAAAACTTTTATTTCAAGGTCTGCTATAAAATCACCCGTCCCATTTAGTTCAAACTTAATAGTAAAGTCCTTACCTGATGTGCGGGAGATTGGCTTTATTCTTTCAGTCACTTCCCGATTAGTGATTCCGATTTTGACAACATTGTCTACAGCAATTATGTATAGAGTTCCGGGCTTGTATCGATTAAATCCGTGAGAGGCACACTTAGGACACCCTTTACCAGATGAATGGTTTGCAGCAGACTGAGAAAATACTCCATGAACCTTGCATTTAATGCTTATCTTACTGTGAGCATTTAATGGTTGCTCAGTCAGTGAGTAGTCATAAGTATCACCATGTACAGTTTCAAATTTGTCTAACCAATCGGTTAGTGAACTTTGGCGAGCGAGGCGTTGTTTATCACTTTTACATAGAGGACAACCATTTCCTCTTAGATGTGCGTCAGCAGTAACCTCCCAATCACCATGTTCTTTGCAAGTAACTGAAATCCTACTAATCGCAGATTTATAAACTACATTACCATAGTCATACAGGCTACCATGGCGAAGTTTACACTGTGAGATATACTCCTCTGTTGTCTTTTTCTTCATTCTTTTCCTTAAGTAACTGAAACAATTATCTAAGGAAAAGAGGGAGTAATCCTCCCTCTGATAATATTAAGGGGCAGCAACCTCTAAAATATCATTATCAATCTCAAGTGTAGTCGAAGCAGCAGTGATCTGATCCACACCACCAACATTCGTTGTGTACGACATAACTTGAGCAGTAAAGTACTGAGTAGTACCGTCCTGAAGAACTACCTTAACAGCAGAGGACACATCACTATTCAGGCGATCTACGATTTCGGCTTGACCAGCATCATCTGGCACACGAGCCATTTGAAGTTGCAGAGCACCATCGTTATATGAACCTCTACGCTTCACAGTACGACGATTAGCTAGTGGGTTGTGCGTTACAAGATTGTATTCACGACCAAACTCACCAGCGTCAGTAACTTCACCAATTTCAACCCAAACCACAGCTTCAAAACCAGCTTGGTTATATGTTACTGGAGCATCACCGATATAAAGACGGGTTCCAGCAGAAGTAAAAACAGCCATTTGTTAAATCCTTAAATTAACCAATTAGAGAGGCAACCACACCGACGCCGCCAGTGACTGCCACAGTGCCTAGCATAAAGGCAGAAATCTTATCTAGGTAAACCGCCACAACTGCGTTAGCGCCTACAGCAATAAGCTTACCTGTGGAAACATCCACAGTTCCACCATAACCCGGTGGAGTGATGGTCGTAGAACCCGAACCATCAATTGTTACGTTTACTGGTGCTCCAGTAGTGTTACGAAGAACTAAAAGTTGACCACTACCACTGATATATGTTAGTGTGTCAGATGCGGTCAGAGTTGTTTCAGTAACTGTGAACGCGCCATTTTGTTTCTTAGAAGTTTGAGCAATAACTGCCATTTTCTATCCTTAGAATTCTCTTCTATATAAAACGGTTACAGCACATACGCGATAACCATTAACAGACTCGAAGCGAGATTTACTGGGAATTCTCTCAATACTGGTCTCGCCAAGTTTTGGTACTACAGGGAAAGCCATGACAATCTCGTTTACTAGAATGTCAGCTTCACCTTGCTTAAAATTTGTTTCAGGAATCCACAGATTGATCTGGTAAATTCCAAGTTCCCTACCACGTACACCATTTAGAGAGGCGTTAATAGTGTCAGCAGGGAGTAGAAGTGTTTCGACAAAATAACCAGAAGTTGGCTTTGTAAATTTAGAGCCTTCCCAAGCTACAGGAACTACTGGACTTTTTGTATCGGCCCAAGCTTTGAGCCTTTTGTCAAGGTCGATTCTTACTGTCATAATTTTACTTCAACTTTGCCTTGACAGCAGCAGTAGATATTGCTACCATCCGGTAAGGTTGGGCACCTTTCCAATTGTGACCGGGAGTATTTTCGGGCCATCCTAGGTATTCGACATGCCAGATATAATCAAGACCATTACACAAAGAAACTGTTGTGTCTTTCAGGAATGTACCCTTCTTCACTGTAGCGTTAACTCTGCGAAGAGGCATTGTTCTGGTAGGAGAGGGAGTGTCTGTTGTAGCGAAGTTTGCACTATTGATCGAGACGTTCCAGTTATTAACTGCCACCCCTTGAGAGTAAACAGTTTCTCCCTTTGTTGGGGTATTCTGGATGATCAAAGTGAAGTAGTATCTGGTCAGATTGACAAGTTGCTGATCAACGCTTTTTTGGATTTTTGCGACAGCCATTTTCATCTGATCGCTAAATTTTTTTCTTGCCATTTCTTACTCCTTGTAGTATAACAGAAAAACCCAATTTGTCAATACTTTTCTGTTATTTTCTCAGATAAAGTTCCCAGACACACGGATAGGCACTTGTAGGATTGATTTGTCTTACAGAAACTACCTTGTAAACTAAGTCTCCAATTACTACCTGATCTGTTTCCGGGTTGATATCATCAAGCAAGGATAGTGGCTCAGTAGTTGTCAAAGGAGGCTGAATAAACAACTGCTTATCGTCCTTTGAAATCAACGTGTTTGTGTGTGTTGCCTCACCATTACTTTTGAGAGGGTAATCAAACATAATCCCTCTGCAAATGAACTCAGATATCACATAAGCTTGAGAACTGGTGTCTACATCGTATCCGCTTTCCACTTCTCTCTTGAGAACTAAGTCAAAGCCGCATCTGTTCATTTCCTTTGTGATAATCTTAACTATCCAATCCGTGGAACTCATTCTGTTGTGACTCCTGTAGTTGTCTGCATTTCATAGAACTCATCCATTTCTTCAGCGGCTGTTCCATTCGTATACCCAGCATTCCAAGATTTTGCAAACTGAATAAGAGGATTAGTCTCAGAAGTATCTCCACCATAGGCGATAGGGTTATATGTCATGAAAGCAGGATTGTTAACAGTGTCCAGTAAGAATTTCCTGTATTGCTCGAAAGCTTGATTATCGTAGCTCTCAATATACTGGAATTTCGATCTAGTACCGAAAGACAGAGTAGCTAAAATATACTGCGCACAAAGAATAGCAGAACGGTTTAGATTGTTACTATTCTGGTCAAGAGCGTCTTGATAGACTGCATCTGGTAGGATAACAGGATCATGCCAGTCACCTACCCTAAGTCTCAATTTAGAAATATCACTCGATAAGTCTAGCACTGGCATTCTGGTTCTCCAAATAAAATTACCCACCCACCTTGCGATGGATGGGTAAAGTATGTGTTACTATTAGTTAGAAGTGAAAGCTTCAACGATAGTGTTAGGACGCATCACACAGTTCACGAAGTTCGATTCAGCGTGAATTTCATACTTGGTGCCGTCTTGAGCCATGTTCTCAAACATGTACATACGCTCACCCAGAGTATTCACGAACTCGAAACGTTCGGCTGGCGAGTAGTAAGTCTTGAAGCAGTCAGTACCTTGTGGCACGAAATATGCCTTGCCTGCAGGAAGCAGACGGCTACCAGTACCAGCGCCGATGGTGCCACCAAAGGTGTCGCGCATTTCGATGAATTGCACGCCCATGTAGAAGAACTCACGACGAACAGCGGTAGGCGAATTGCCAGCAGCTAGACGGTTACGCAGAGGCTCTTGGGTCGAAGCGTAGTATTGGTAAGCAGCCTTCACAGTAGCGTGAGAAATCAGCTTAGCAAACCATTCTGGTGAACACAGACAGATAATACCGGTCAGAACGCCGCCAGTACCAGTGTTGTCTTGAATGTGGGCCAGAGCTTCTTCGATCTTAGCGCCAATTTCTGTGGTGCCAGTACCGAACACAAAGTCCACGGTCTTACGGGTAACACCGAATTCAGTGTTCCAGTTTTGAACTACGGTGCCGCTTGGAGCGTACACAGTGCCAAGGGTAATTGCTTGGGCGCGGGCGTATTCCAGAGTCCATGCAAAGTTTTGAGCAATACGCTCCATCTTACGGGTACGAACCAGAGCCAACGTATCAGCGCTGTCAGGAGTGCCGTAAGCACGCTTACCTTGCACATCCTTTGGATAAATCGCATCTTCATGTGGGAAGTGAGGCACAGCGAAAGTGTGCAGCTTCGAGCCATAATCCTTGCCCACTGTGCCACGCTCACCGCGTACACGGTCAACAAGTAGAGCGCCGTCCTTGGTGGTTTCTTCAAAAGTAACAGTATGCTCGGCAACCGATTCTTCTTGGAACAGACCTAGCGAACCAATCGTACCCCATTGATTAGGGATAACCAGAAGTTCTTCTGTCCAATCAGTAATAGCAAATTGGTTGCCATTAAACGAACGAGTAATCATTTATTTTATTCCTTAATTAGTTGACAAAGAAACTGGATTACAGGCCAGTTTCAACAAGAATGCCAACCGTCTTCAGGGAAGCGTAGGCAGCAGCCTTTTCAGCGTCGAGGTCGAACGAGGCATCCAGAAGAATACCTGCAGAAGACACGACAGCCTTACCACGAACCAGAGCCAGAACCTTCGTGTCAGTCGTAGCTGGAACCACGAAATCTTCTGGTGAACCTAGCGAACCGTCACCAACAACAATGGCAACAGGGTTTTGCGAGCCATCAGCAGCGGCTTGCTTTGAAACAATATACTTACCTGATGCAGTAATCTTGCCAAGCACAGTACCAGTCTTGTAGGTAGTTTGTGTGGCTTCATTAACAGTGATTAGGTCGAAAAACAGTGCGGTGTTTTCTGAGTCAGTAGCCTTAAGCCAGTTCGACACGATTTGACCGCGAGTTGCGATAACAGACATTTTTTATCCTTAATTTAGTTGCCATACTTCTTCGCTAGCAGTTGGTGCTCGCGTGAAGTAGTTTCTGGGGTTTCTTGAGCATCTACACCGTGCTCTTGAAAAGATTGTGCTTCTGCTTCGGCAGATGCAGTCATTGCAGAAAGAACAGCGTCAAAGGACTTGTCATCTAGTCCAGCAATAGCACTAAAAGCAGCTTCTGCACGAACTTCACCGATCAGGCTTGTCAGACGAGTCTTACGTTGTGTATTAATTAGTTCAGCTTGATCTTTTTCAACCTGAGCCAGCTTCTCATTAGCAGCCGACAGAGCAGCATTAACTGACTCTAGGGATGCAGTAAGCTCAGCTAGGGCAGAATCCTTAGCTGCCAAAGCGGCAGAAAGATTTTCAAGATTTGCTGTAAGTTCAGTATTAGCTGATAGGGCAGCAGTCAGTTCAGTTTGCAGGGCCATGGCTTCTGCGGAACTTTCCACTCCACCAACAAGCTTCTTAAGTTGTGGTAGCATTGTTACTCCTTGGAATTTTCTGTGACATAAGCCACGAATTGTCTCTTGGTCATGATCTTATTCACCAGACCAATTTCCTGCGCATCACGCGCATTAAACATATTTGCTTCAAGTGACAGAATTGTCTCTTTAGGCAGGCCAGTATGGTTTTCAACATGTTGCGCAAATTCAAGTCCTAGTGCATTAACTTGTGCTTGAACACGCTCAATGAAATCAGCCTTAAACTCACCATCAGCATCGAAAGGTACTTTAGCCGAGGCGCTAGTAATGTAGGTAATTTTGATACCCATATTATTCAGTGCTTTGTTGGCATTTTGTAGAGCAACAACGCAACCAATACTTCCAGACATTGCATCTGGATGTGAAATCACTTCATCGGCAACACAAGCCAGAACATACCCAGCACTGGCACAGGAACCATCCACGTATGCGTACAACTTCACGCCAGCATCAGTACACAACTGACGAATTTCGTTAGCTGTATCGAATGCGGCATAGGCTTGCCCACCCGGTGTATCCATGTCCATGATAATGCTAGACACGCCAGCATTAATCATACTACTAACTGTGGTAATCAAGCCTTGATAACTTACACCCTTGGTCTCTCCACACATACCAACCACTGGACGATATGTAAGAGCGCCGTGTACATTAATCACACCAAAATTGCCAACTATCCCTTGACTTTCATCCTCATCTTCGCTATCATCCAACTTATCGTATGGATCAGACAGCCCAGCATTACGGGATGCCACATACTTCAAGGCAGTATCAAGTGTAGAAGGAAGGACTAAGTGAGGGGTACTGTAAAGGTGTTCCTCAAAACGGAACAAAGTTTTAGCAGACATTTTACCCCTTAACCTGCATTATCCAAATTGTCAGAAGAATTATCTCGACCAGAAACAGACTTACGTGTACCTTCCAGACCACCAGTAGGGGTGTCAAAACTGTCACCACTTCTGGAATCATTGTTGGTCAGTTCGTCCATATTCACAGGTTCGTCATCAGGCTTAAGTGCTACACCAAGACGTTCACGTACCAGATTCATCATTGGACGATCACGTTCAAGCATACCTGTAGAGGCCATGCGCTGAACTGCTTTCGAGAAAGATTCAAGATCAATTTCGTCAAAATCACTAAACTGTAGCTTTGGAAGATTTGAAAGCTCCCAGCCATTAAGTTTGTAAAGATGAGGAATTAAATCGTTGTTGATTACTGACGCCAATTCTTCAAGACGGAAGCCAAGATGCAGTGCTGTCAGGTTAGTTCTACCCTGAGTAATACTGAAATTGTCACTAGTGTTGCCCGTCAATGTGAGAACATCCCAGTACAGGCCACGAAGGACTGACTTCTGTAGTTGCTCAATAATGGCAGTAGTATCGAAATTTTTCCCTCCCTTGGATTCTAGTAAATCCATAGAGAAGATTTTATTGCCATTCTCATCATACATTAATGGGAGAACAGCAGTTTGTTGAGCACCAGTTGTTAAGTTAGCGCCGATCTGAATGAAGGATTGGTAGACAGCTTTCTCTTCCGCTGAAGCATCAGCAGACATATACTTTGGAGGCAACCACAATACTGGTACGCCACCAAGATCACGAGCAATACCAATCATCTGCTGCTCTTGAATAAGCTGCATTTGACGATAGGCTACATACACACCTTTGAGAATGCTACGACCTTCCGGGTTATCTCTAGTCGGGTCAGCACGGAAAAGAAGAAAATCTTTTCGAGGAATTTTTACTTTTGATCCCTTGGCACTAACAACTGACTTGTAGCGATTCTGGTTATTAACACCTGTGATACTTTGCTCACAAGCAACTAGGTCTCGACCATCGTCACTGAAAATCCAATCTGTGATAGTAACTTGAGAACGAGGAGCAAGCTTACGAATACCGACAAGCCCGTCATCATATTTACTACCATTGCGCTTAAGTCGTCTGCGCCAAACCTTTTCGTGAACAGCAAAGCCATATTCAAGATATGTCATTACTTCACTGATAAATTCTTGCCATGTGTGTTCCATATCATGGAAACACGATTGGACAAACTCTGCTCGCTTTTTGTCCTGCTCCGAGGATTCAGCAGGAGCTATAACTTGCCACTGTACTCTGCCAGCCATCAATCGGTTGCCAGTCAATGCTGCGGAAATTGTAGCATCATTTCGCATTTCATCCACAATCTTGTGGAATTCAGGATAACGAAACGCTCTATTAGCTTCTTCAACAATGCGATTACTCGCTAAGTGCAGACCAGCAAACCCGTTTTCAGATAGCTTGATCCTAGGAGCAGAGGTATCCGCTGATAATACAGTTGCATCTTCAGCCATTTAAACCTCCATATATTTTCTAATCATATCACAAAAGTTTAGATTGTCAATACTTTTTGTGAAATTTATTTCATTCTTTGTGCAATAGACATTTGAGATGTGTTAGGAACTACAAAGGTAGGAATGTCTATAGACTTAGAAATCGTGTTAAAAGCATCGGATGTAGCATCGACAATGTCGTCCTTTTGGTTACGATTACCCGGTACGAAGTTTTCCAGCTCAGTAAAGAAGTCGTTGTTCCAATCACCACGAACAACAAAAACCAGTCCTGCCTCTGCCATTGCAGCAAACGGTAGGAATCGGTTTAACTTACTACTGTGACCAGACATTTTAGACTGCCTTACAACAACGCCATTTTCAGCTAATGCTCTAGCTTGAAATTGATATGCTGATGCACCACCCGCCCCGGTATCACGAGGCAAGCTCACATCTGTGACGTTCTTGTCATCCTCATGCGCTGTGTTAATTACTTCCTCAAGGACTCCGTTCGCTAGCTTACGAAAACGTTTCATATCCTCAATATAGTAATTCCCTAAGTGATCCTTAGACATAAGCACACCCACTGTCCAGTCAGGATTAGGGTTAGACTCGGATTTCTCTGTTGCTGCCAAATCCCAAGCACGAACTTTCTTCGTCACTCTTGCAGGAGGCATGTCAACAAGTTTTACCCAGTCTCTACGAAAATGCCCAGCGCCTTCTTCCTTGGCTGTCCATGATCCATGCAGGTATTTGAGTTGGTTAACTCTAGGCTGTGCTAGCAATGAAGCTAGATAGGTTGTGTTCCTAGGTGGCAGAAGATACTTGTTATCTAGAACGCCAGTTGGAATGAACCTGAAACTCTTAGGTATGCACAATGTGGTAACGTCAAGAAGTTTGATTTCCTCATCAGATAGTCCGTAAGCAAATACCTTACCTCTTGGCTTTCCATGAAGCTCATATACTTCTTCTGGCGAATCTCCCCAAAACACCTCACCGTCGATGTTGATCATCCAGCGAATAATATTCTCAGTTCCCTCTATCGGAACTCCCGTATCCGGGTCAAGACAGTATTCAACCCATTTCTTCAGGAAAGAATTAATATCTGGGTTGCAAGTCATGATCATTTGCGACTTAGACTTGGAATCAGAACGTAGACGAGACAAGAGGAACAGAACGTGACGTTCTTCCCATTTATCTGCTGCTTCGTCAATTAGAATACGGCTTAGCTGAGCACCTTGCCAACTACCCATGTCATCGTCGCATGAGAATTGAGCAAACTGAATTTGAGCACCACTAGGAAACTTCCAGTGAGGAGGATTGGCTAGGTATCTAGCCTTGAATTCTGAATAAACCTTTTTGGACTCATCAATAAGTCCGCCCTGCCGCTTTAGCTCAGGATAACTTCTACGAAAAATTGTACATCGGAAATTAGGATCATGTACACTGTCCAGATTCTTCATCAAACAGGTGTGACTTTTACCGCCACCAGCGCCACCACCAATTAGTAAGATATCGGTAGTGGTATCTGTCAGGGCAAGGCGTTGCTTCTCGCTAACTGGCCCCCACGTTTTCTTACCACTCATGTAATTCCTTTCAAAAAAGACAAAGCCCACCCTGTTTCCAGAGCGGGCTTAAATTCTCGCATAGACAGCCACGCTTCCTGCTTCTATACTGGCTTTCCAAGTATGCTGAAAGCCTTCTCCACACATCACCTAGACCGACACGGTCGGAGTAATTCTTTCAATGACAGCAGAACCCTACTGTCAACTTTATCTTGATACTTCACAATCATAGTACGAATATGTCCAAATTTGTGGTCATCGTAAACTAATTGAGCCTCTTCTAAACTCTTGTACGTTCCTAACCAAATTCTTGAACCATTGTAGTCACGACCGTATCGAACTTCATAGCTCCCTGATTTGGTTACGGAAATCCCTGAGTTCTTAGAGAGAACCAGATTATTAATCTCTGTTGGTACAAAAACACAATGCCCTTCAGAGTAAAGCTTCCCAACAGATGGCAGGATATCTTTATCCATAGCATATCGCAACCCATTATGGTCTTTCTGCATAAATCCTACTTGGTTATGGCACCAGTTTAAGAAAAAGTCCATGTTCTGGAAGTTCTCGGACACTACTACGCCAGTGTATGAAGGATTCTCACGCCAAAAGTCGGGAGTGGCGCGCTTATTGACTCGGTAGAACAGTTGCCTAGCAATATTAACACTTTCTTTTGTTGGTGTCATATTTACCCCCGCTTGGTAATATTTTTTGGTGCTGCCAGAGAGAATCGAACTCCCGACCTAAGCTTTACAAGGGCTTTGCTCTACCAACTGAGCTATAACAGCATTATTCTGGCTCTAAAGGTTGGGATCGAACCAACGACCAAGTGATTAACAGTCACCTACTCTACCGACTGAGCTACTTTAGAATTGTTTTTGGCGGAAAATAATCGAATCGAACGATCAGCCTCTCGGCTGGCAAGGATTTCAAGTCCTCTTCACTGCCACAGTGCTATCTTCCATTTGTTCTGGTACACCTAGTGGGAATTGAACCCAACATTGCTGCCTTGAAAGGGCAATGACTTAACCTTTAGTCGATAGGTGCATTGGTGGGGCGTCTAGGTAACGATCCTAGCTGGCTGTGATAGCGCAGGATTTACAGTCCTGCCCGCCTCCTTAACGGTCTACCACCCCAATGTTTTGGTGGGTCTGGTCAGACTCGAACTGACACTCCTTGCGGAACTAGAACCTAAATCTAGCGCGTATACCAATTTCGCCACAAACCCTGAATTCTTTGATGGTCTAGCAGGTCAGACTCGAACTGACGACTTTCTGGCTCCAGACCAGACCGGTTGCCGCTACCGTACCGCTAGATTGTTCATTCCTTAAACAGGGTCTGAGGTGGAGTCGAACCACCGCGCTTCGATTTTCCATCGAAAGCTCTACCTCTGAGCTTACCAGACCCTTAACGAAAGGAGATATGAACCGTGAGCCATCACACTCACAAGAGCTACTATACCACAAAAAATCAATTTGTCAATACTTTTTACTGCAAATCTTGGATTTTTCCAAAATCAATGAGTGGAACGTCATTGTCAGAGATAAGTCTCTCACCACTACCTATAGAATTACTCAGCTTAATCTCAGCAACAACTCTTGCCAGAGAATCTGTAGAAATATCCTTGCTGATTTCCACCTGCAGCTCTAACAGGAGCTTCAGATAAGCCAGTGCAACCTTGGGATCAGAATCTTTGATACCCTTCTCCATCACTCTGACAGCTTCTTTGTTCAAACCTTTGAGAGACTTTAGGAGTCCTTCAAGATCATGCTCACCTTCCCTAAGAAAGGATATGCTTGTTGGGTTAAATGTTTTTGGTTTCATATCTCGTTAAATATTAAAGGTTTACGCTAATTTCACCCTCATACCAAGTCGTATAAGTGGCGAAAACTCCAGTTGATCCGCTATCATTTGTTAGACGAAGCAAGTAGGTTGTGTTAGGTGCTAAGACGCGCTCACCACCTCTGTTGAAGTTGGTAGCAATAACAGAGCTGCCTACTCCAGCACTACCAATCCCGTAGACAGGGGCTGCAATCTCTGTGCCCGGAGACGTTACTGTAGCACCAGATATTAGTGTGACTGTTGGAGGGTTAGGATTCCAAGCGTTTAGGTTGAAATAGGGAACTGGTGTTCCACCAGTATAAATTGGATTTTCGTACCCACGAGATACGAAAGACGTTGTACTAAACTGGATTGTTCTCTCCTTCACGAGGATAGGAACGTCACCAGTAACAATTATGGCATCGTTATTCGCACCAGCAGCTAGACTAGTCTTGAAGCTGAATTCAAATTGACTACCATTCTTACTGTTTGCTTCTGTAAAGGACTGTACTGTGAACGCCTGATACCCGTTGTAGACTCTTGGGTCAATGGAATTCTCAAAACTGAAGAAGCAAGAAAAAGTTAGACGAACATAAGCTGCACCTGTGACACCGTAAGTAAGGATACCGACTGCGTTGATATCTCCAGAGATAGATGGTACAATACTAAAAGGGGCACCACACTTAAGTTCATTTCCTCCTCGCATGTGGTACATTGTAACACCATCAGTTGACCACTGGATATCAAGCTCACCAGCAGAAGGCGTCACTAGTACTGCAAAGTCTTGAGTGTTACTATACTCAATCTTACGAACAAACACAGTAGCAGTAGAATTCTCTACAAGCATAGTTTGTTGTGTGTTTACAGGAGCCACCAAGGTGTACTCCACGCTGCTCCCCATGTTGATGGGAGAACCTGTAAAATTTGACATTTTATTTTATCCTTTCTATAATGTCACCTACGACTATACCACATATTCTCTATTTGTCAAGTACTTCTAGAGGTATTGACACTGGTGTCAAGCGATGCTAGAGTGTAGTCACAGTGAGGCGTAGATAGGAACGTAAGTAAGCTAGAAATGTAGTGCTTGACAAACGGAAAAATTTATGCTATAATCAAAATCTCTTACAAGATACTTTAAGAGTTCTTCTGTAAGGTTTCTTGAGTATTTGTGTTTTTGTTCATCAAAACACACTTGATCTTACAAGGATTCTTACTGAGTGCTTCTTAAATATATGTAGAAAGGACTTCATGAAGACTTATCAAGCGTACTTCCACATGCTAGTGGGCGATAAGAAGCAACTAAGGATTGTTGAGGTAGAAGATATGTCTTCACCTAGGGCAGCTATAGAAATGGTTAAGGCAGAAGCTGCTCAGTTTCACCTGAAGCCTTGTGGAGCCATCATGGTAGTAGAAAAAGGAGAGAAATGAAAGCTATAGATAAAACGAACATCCCACGTAAACAGGAACTCAATCAAGCGCTGATCAATCTTGGACACAAGACACATACTGACAAGCGCCGCCAAAAGCTCAAGCGTGACAAGCGTGACAAGCAAAATGAATTTTTTGAAGATAGGAACTAAATGGAAACGAAACTGATTATTGCCCCAACACTGCACCTCTTTGTAGATGAAATTTTCAAGGCTCAGATAGAAGGCTGGGAAATCGATATGGAAAAGGATGTGCCTGTGTTCACTGGTCTAGTCTTTACTGCTACTGCATCTAAGGGCAGTATTAAGAAGCCCGGTCGTCCTAAGAAGGATGCCTAATCATGAATAAAACTATCGAAACTATCGTGTTTACCGATCTGGTGCAGTCTGTACAAGAAGCTGTACAGAATGGCTTTGAGGTGAAACATTGTGTACGTATTGGTGAACTCTTCCATGTAGAAATGGAAAAGGAGGAAGTCAAGGAAGCTCCAGTTGCTGATACTCCAAAGGCAGCTAAGGCCACTAAGGCGCGTTAACTAATATGCAGTTATCGGACTTTAGAATTAGTGGTGATGGGTGTAGGTGTGTCTCCAACGATTATTTCCTGCTCACACCAAAAGACTATCCTCCTCCTCGTGGGGTAGATATTCTTCTGCTTACCAAATGGGGTAAGTTGGTGATTGGGAAATGGAACGATAAGGATTGCTCAGAATGGGCACCACTACCAAGAAGAAGTAAGTACCGTCCGTGTAAATCACAATAAGGAGTAGACTATGGGCCGTTCAGCACGCTCAGAAGAAATTGAAGAAGCCATCAAACCACGCCGTGGTGCTAGCCGAAGGGCTATCAAAGAAGCACCAAGGGCTATTAAAGAGAAGTTTGTCGAAGCAAGGCTGCAGAAAGTCTACACAATTTCAGCCAAGACAGAGAATCAGGCCAAGGCACTAGAAATGATGAAGAATCGTCAAGTTGTAGTGCTAAAAGGTAGTAGCGGAACAGGTAAGACATTCCTTGCGTGTGTACAAGCAGCGAATGAATACTTGAAGGGTAAAGTAAAGCGGATTGTTCTGATTCGTCCTTATGAACAGGTGGGTAAATCTATCGGTCTTCGTCCCGGTACAGGTGATGAAAAGCTGCGGCCTCTGATGCAAAGTATGTTGCAAACCCTTGAACGTGTTTTCGGCAAAGCCGAGCTGGAGGCTAAGATCAATGAGGGTACGATTGTCCTTGAAGCCCTTGAAGATGTACGTGGTCGCTCATATGCTGACGCATTCGTAATTGTAGATGAGCTACAAAACGTAGATGTGAAGGGTGTTAAGGCTCTGCTTACTCGACTTGAAGATACTAGCCGTTTGGTTGGTTGTGGTGATGGCAAGCAGAAGGATACTAAAGTCGAAAGCGGTATTGATTGGCTGGCAAAGGTAATGGACAAGGTCAAGAAAGAGCGCCCCCGTTACTTGAATGAAGATGATCTACGCCAAGCCTATGAAAACTTTGGTGTAGTAGAATTCAACAATGATGATATCGTCCGTGGTGGCTTCACTGCCCTGATGGTAAAAGTATTTGACGAAGAACAATAAGGAGAAATTATGCGCAATAAGCAAATCAAAAACACACGTTTCGGTACAGAGTTTGATGGTGATAGCGCCCCATTCGCTGTACGTGCTCGTGGCTCAATGTCGTATAATTACGTAATTGACGTCTTCGGAGGTCTGGATAACCTGTCAGATATTCAGGATGCCATCTATGCCCTGTCGATTGCTGAGGAAGATGACACTGTACAGATCAATTTGAACAGTCCCGGTGGCAGCATACACATTGCTGATACCCTGATCATGGCAATGAAGAAATGTCTAGCTCCAGTTCACATCATAGCTTCTGGCCAGATTTGTTCTGCTGCTACATTCATTATTCTCAGTGCAGATAGCTTTGAGATTAGCCCATTCACCACTATCATGTGTCACTCTGCCTCTTATGGATTTGGTGGTAGTATGGAAGATGTACGGAATTACACAGAATTCCAGTTCAACCAGTGTATGAAGACCCTGCGTTACTACTACTTCGGCTTCCTGTCTGGTGAAGAAATTCACGATCTTGTTTACAATAAGCGTGAGCTGTGGATGGACAGCAAGGAGTTTGTGCAACGGTTTAAGAATCGTATGGAAGCAATCGAGAAGCTGAACTTGGAAGACACAGATGCAGAAGTATTGCAAGAAGTGATTGACAAAACCTACCAGTAAGCGTAATATGGCCCTACACGGTTTGTGTAGGGCTTTTATTTTTAGGAGAGACGAAATGGCAAAATTTATTGTAGATTTTACACATGATGACATTCAGAGAGCTGCTGAGTTTGCAAAGAAACACCACAAGGATCAGATGTATGGTGATCGCCCCTACCATTATCATTTAGTTATGGTGGATATCAAAGTGCAAGAACTGTTTGGTCAGACTTTCAGGAATAGTGGCGAACTGTATTTCCTCCGTGTCTGTGCTTTCCTTCACGATGTTATAGAGGATACTGATGCTGATTTCAATGAGATTGAAAATGAATTTGGACTAGCTGTAGCTGATACAGTTGCCCTCCTTACTCGTTTTGATGGCGAAACCAAAGAACACTATCTTGATGAACTTGTTCTCGATCCGTTTGCAGTGATGGTGAAGATCGCTGACACTCTATCTAATCTGGAACACAGCATCATGGCTGGTAACACTAGGCGTATCAACAAATATCGTAAGCAGCTTAGCTTCTTGCTCAAGCATCATAATCGTCATCTAGGAGCTGTGTAATGAATGCTTCAGCATTGGCAGTGAGAATTCATTGTGACAAGCTTCTGAATGAATTTTACGAAGCTGTTGACAAGCTTGACAGCATGGATGTATTCACGTACACTTTCTTTGTTGGAGATAGCGCAGAAGTATCTGACTATATGTTCAAGGAAATTTCCAAGAACAGCTTCTTCAGCAGCATTGAAGAGCTTGAGTCCGAAGATGACAATGGCGACACAGTGTTTTACATACATGTTAACTATGAACCAACATTGACACAGAAGTTGCTTGGTGCATTGAAAGGATAATTATGACTTTTAAGAAATTTAACACTTCTCTTTTCTATTGGTTCCTAGGAGCTTGCCTAGTAGCTTCTATATTGTTCGGAGCTATGGCACTAGTGAAGAGCAATAGCCCTACACATCCAGATCAGCTTATGGAAACAGCAATCGAAGCTGTAAAGTTTAATTCCTACGACCCAGATTCTCTTCTGATAGAGGATATGTTGGTGAATTGGAACACACAATACAATCGCTACGTAGTGTGTGCTACATACAACGGCAAGAACCTCATGGGAGCTTATACAGGTAAGCAAGTGGTGGGTAGTGTGTTCTCTAAGGAAGGAGACTTCGAGAAGAATGTCTATGATGTAGACAATGTTCTTCATTATTGTATGGAAAATGCGGAGGTGGTAAAGTGAAAGCTACGTATAGTCCTGACATAATCAAAGGAATCCTTGATCCTCTTCACTATACCTTGGCTCTAGCTGTTCTGGAAGCTCAACAGAAGTGTTTCCTAGAAATGGAGAAGCAGCTTGCTTCTGAACGTGCTCCTTTCTGGTATTCGCAGAGTAAGTGGGATAAGGTACAGAGTGAGAAGCTGCAGAAGTACAAGGACAGGATACAGAAGTACGGAGCTATCAGCAGTGCAGCTATGGCTGGTATCTGGACATACGCATATGCTCACGAAAATGAGCCTAAGCTTCATCGACTCTCTGTAACATGCGATCACATCACCAAACTAGCTAAATTGATTGCACAAAACCAAAGATCAGAGTATGTTACGTTGTCTGAAGAAGATTTGAATCAGATACGACTAGCAAGAAGCTACTAAACCATAGGAATTACTGGGGAATTTGATAGGGTAAAGACGCTATCTCAATGAGGGTGGCACATACCCCTATCATGCCAAGTACGGAAGGAATTATAGGTCAAAAACATGAGTAATCTTACAAGACTGATCACACAGGAAGAAAGAGAAGCAGCAGCTACCACTAGAGCAGCTAACCATGCTAAAGCTAAAGTGACGTACAATCAGCATCTTCCTGAAGATTCCCTATGGCAGAGCTTAGCAAAGAAGCACAATGTCAAGCTAGCTAGAAGCACTAAAGCTCCTACACCAGTAGGACTTAAGAAATTTGCAAATGAATTAGGCTATACTGATGGAGAGTGGCAAACTGTGTTGTTTGGACACGAAGGACTAACACTAAGCGTATCTAAGGCTATCAAGCTACAGAATGAACGGAAAGGAGAAGGCAAATGGGAATCACTGAGGGAACTGCAGGGGTATCTTCTGGAGGCACTGTGAATGAAGTTCAAGCCAAGCCCTCGCCCCAAGTACTTTACTCCTGTACCTAGATGGTGGAGAGCTAAAGCTTGGTACATACTCAAGGCTAGGATGCCAGAGCATGCTCATCTGTACCTGTTGTATGAAGATAGGTATAGAGATATAATTTGGTGTTAAGATAAAATTAGGAGAACACAATGAAGCCAAGCATCAAATTGACACGTAATCCTTTTACAGGGGAAGCTCTCTATGAGTGTAGAGGATTTAAGCCGTATGGTGATGTCATCAGAGGGATGTATATAGTTGTTGGTTACGGAAGCACTCCTGTAGAGGCTTACTATGACTGGAAAATAAATTCTCCTAAAGCTATTGACAAATGGTAATCTTGTGGTAGGATAGAAATGAAATCCTCAGAAATGAGGTGGACAAGCTCAAGGGAACTCAGGGAGAAGCTCCTTAGACCACAGGACGGACAAGTCTTAGGGAATCTAGGGAGAAGCTATATGGGGTACTGCGTATGATATCTTGTAAAGTATCTTACAGAAGTCTTGTGGGGGGTAGGGGGGAGTATTGAAAAAGAATTTGTAAAGGCAGACTGTTGAGGTCTGCCTTTTATTTTGTCTAGAGGAGATAGAATGGAAGACAGTAATTATTATGCAGATGATGCTGCCATCATTGATGCGTTGAGCAACGTGATGTACATACCTAGTGATTGTACAAAACTAACACTAGAACTAGAAGTGTATAAGCTCACTACTGAATGCCTACCTACCAGTCGTGTCCACTTAGGAGAGTCGGAGAAGAGCAGCAGCTTCAATATCGTGTTCACAGAAAAGGAACTTGCAGCTATTGCAGGAGCATTGTGGTTGGTGAGAGTGGATAACGATATCATCTTCGGAATCAACAATAAGCTGGGTGGTGTCCTAGAAGAATATCAAGATCGTATGTATGATCATGTACGTTGTAGCTATTCCCCAGATGAGGGACTCACTGTTGAACTGAAAGATTACGTAGACAGCTTGTAAAATAAATTATAGAAGCCCCTTCACAGAAATGTGTTGGGGCTTTTTCTATTTCTGGACAGGACAACGTATTGTGTCATCTTGTAATGGCATTTTGTCAAATTTCTATGAAAAATTTTTCTGTAGATGGCATGTTACATTGTAACAAAATTGTAGGAGTGATTATAGAAGACTTTAGGAATAGCTTGGGGAGTAGGCTTACCAAGAGGTAAGGGATTGGGAAAGGATTATTAGGAAAATTGGTAATTTACTTATTCATGGTACTGAAAAATTACTAAATTACTTCTGTATGGTTTAATAGACCCGGAATGAGTCTTGTTCTCATTGCCCTCACAATCAAAATATCACGCTCTTGTCAAGTATCCCCGTCTAGTAGCCGATGAACGGTCATTGCATAATGCCTGTCAAATGCACCTTACTTTACATAATGAGTGTTATGCGAAGTCACTTTAGATACCGTCTGTCGGATAGTAATAGGCTTGCATCATGCTTACAGAATGTCTTGTTCTAGCACTGATCCGTAGCATTAGCACGTATTTCCCATGCACAGAATGACATTCCACCAGTATTTGCATGATGTAATGTTATAATGTAACATTTTGAGTGAACACTCGTTTACTGACTCGTCACACACCACACATTCCTTTCCCCTATACCCAAGCCCTGTACAAGTGCTTACACCATGCTTACACAGTCCTTACAAGGACAGGGAGGAAGCCTCAGCCAACCCCCTTAGTAGCCACTCACACTAAACGTTGCACAGACACGTACAATTCCTCACATAAACACACATACAAGGCACTATACACATACCCCCATGTAGGGGTGTAGCTCCCCCGTGGTAGGTAGTCTGTAAGACCCTTTAGAATGCCTGTAACAAAGCCTTCCATAATAAGCCCTTAATAAGAACACTAATAATAATGCTTCTCATTCCTCTTAGCAGATAAAAGAAAAGGACAAGCCGTTAAGCTTGTCCTCCCTCGCATTACACTGTCCGTGGTTTAATAGCTAGTCTGTAGCTGTACCTTATCCCCTTGAATGTACCCCTCTTATTCCACCCCTCAATAAGTCTCAGTGCTGCTGCTATTGGTATACCCTTCTCTGTTAATACTTCATGTACAGATGATGCCTGAATCTCAGTGAAAGGGTATTCCTTAGTATGGCTTGACCCAGTGCTGTCATAGTAGACAGTGCATTCGTAGTGGGTATAGTGGTCAAACAAGCAACTTAGTAAGCGTTCTTCTTTAGTCTCAATAGACATGGTTATCTTCCCCGTTCCAGCGCTTTATGAATAATTCACAAGATTCCTTGCTCCCCTTATGTAATGCCTTATTATTAAGCATTACACAATACACCCCTTTAAGCAAGCCCGGCTTGATCGCCTTGATATTGCTGTTTGTCAACATACGCTAGTCTTTCTTGTTATTGAGGAAATGAGCTTGTTATATTGCCTTGAGCATAATGGCCTTGTCCATCTTCTTCTTGGATGTACCATGGGCAGGGAATCCAACAATAGGCCTTGTTTCGCTATTGTTAGCACACAGCTTACAATCTAGGCATGTAATGTCGTCCTTAATCGTAGCTGGGCAAATCACCACAGAATTACCTTGTGGAGTCTTGATATTCTCCTTTGTGTCGCTTGTCACCACTACCACAACAGGGCCGATGCCCAAGGCCTTGAGCTTATCAGCATCACCCAATGACTTAGCAGAAAGGTTAACTGTGAACCCTGCTTCATTCATTTCCTTGATAGCCTTAGCATTGACTGCATTTTCTGGCCTGTAATGAGTGTATGTGAATGCTTTCAGATGGCTTGAGGCTCTAGCCAATTGCTCACACATGTGGATATTGATCGTCTCACCATCCCCCGGTAAGTCTCCAGCTTGGTTATGGCGGAAAAGCCTATTAGGCTCGATTGCCTGTATCTGGTGCAAGAAACGATCCCACTCCACGCCACGCTTACCATTATCCACAGCACGCCAATGCATACCTAATGTGCCGACCTTTGCATAGCAGCCAGATTCTTTCAGCTCACAAGAATTTGGACAGGTGTCGCTGCTAGTGGTGGATACGACAATAGGGCCGGTCTTGGAATTGTTGCTAGCTGGGGTGAGGTGAAAGCGCATGGTGCTATCCTTTTGAATGTTGAGGGAGTGCTATTCTACTAAAAGCGGGTTGTCTGTGCAAGCGCATCAGCACAAAAGAAGCAATCCAGAAAGACAAGCTTACCATTGCTTACACGAACATTACGCGGGCTTATCTCAAAGCGCATGCTCTCATTGCAATAGTTAGCGAAATTGTCAACAAACTCTAGCAATGCTTCTTTTTCGTCTGATTCAGGGAGCGTTTCAACCATTTCCCTAATTTCATAGTATCCCCTGTTTTCACAGGATACCTTACGCAAGGACTGATAAATCTTCCATGATTCAGGGCTGATACTGCCCTTGATGGCTGCAGAAGTCTTGCCGTAGTAGGGCATGGAATAGACATAGCCCTTAGAATCATCGTAATTCAGCTTACTCACCTTGGGGAAGTGTCCGCCATCAACAGGAAACATGGCAAGACAATCTTTGGCAGGGCATGAACTAACTACTGTCACATTGTCGCTATCGCCATCACGATACACCCTTGAGAATGCACCCTTGCCGATCAGTTTGCCGTATTTCATGTTAATACCCTGTTAGCGGTTATTCTACAATTAGCGCCTATTCCTAAGCGCTAATAATTGAATAACTGATGTGTTTCAACGCACGCTGTTATGCATTAACGAATGTTAATGCTACCACAAAGCATAGCGACATTGTAAATTGTTTCAGGCTTGATGGAGCAGAATTCTCCCTTACCCTTGCCGCTCATTACCTTGACCAACAGATTGCCATTCTTGTCAATGTAAGGGGCTGGCTTTCCTTCGCTATCCAGACAACCAAGGCGACAATTGATCTTGCGGCCTTCCCCATCTGATATTTTCTCGAATTGCACAGTGAAGAAGCGGCCCACGTTAGCCTGGATGATTGTAGCGTTGATACGGCTTTTCTCTTGACGATTCATGATTCTATCCTTATTGATGTTAGACGTTGCTTTGCCATTGGTTGCGCTTATCAAAGCGCTGTTGCTGCTGTGCCTTTGGCCTGTTGCTCTGCTGCTGTTGCCAAGTCTGCTTAGGCTTGGAGCTAGTAATCTTTTGCTTTGTGCTATTGCTGTGCATTCTAAAGTCCTTTTGTTAGTCTGTCAAGCTTATTCAGAAGCTGACACAATAAACACGGTAGGCTTAGGGCCGCGCACCTTTGTTTCCAACTTCTTACTAGCCTTAATTTTGCCTGCTTTCTCCAAAGAGCGCAAGCAATTTGTTGCTTCCGGTGCTGTCAGGCCACAAGCTGCAGCTACATCCTTAGCTGTTGCGCTACTTACCTTCTGCATATGCTCATACACAGTATTGATACGGCTTTCTGTCTTCTCGCTGACAGAACGACCACTCTTAGGCACTGTGCCGATAAGTTGGCAAGCAAATTGCGTAGCCTTGTCCTTACTAATCTTGTTGGCCTTAGCGAAGGCTTGAACAAGCGCGGCTTGGTTCTCATTGATAGTTTGCATTTGGGGTGTCCTTTCTTAGCTAAGGCTGTTAGTTGGCACGGATTACAACAATGTTAGAATCATACCCATCGTGATAGACAAACGATTCTTTGACATACTGAGCATCGCAGTCCCTGCTGTAGAACACTTCATCTATCAGATGCTTATTCAAATACACAAGCCACTTTTTCATGATAGTTCCTTGGGGTTTAGCTAACAAACACATTCTAAACAAAACCCTAACTAGTGTCAAGGCTTTGTATGGACGGTGCTTAAGAACGCTGGTATTTACTCAAGCTTGCAACAAGCGTAGCCTTCTCCACCTGACGGGCATAACGCTTACCAACAGGAGCGCTTGCTCCCAAGTCTACCAACTTGCCGAATTTGGCGGAACGGGCTTGAGCGCGGGAAGAGAAAAAGATATTCATGTTTGTTTCCTTGTTGGGGTTGATTAGTCTACTACTGGCCGAGAGCCTGCAAGCGCGCTGCCTCTTTCTCGTACATTTCTGCTTCACGAGTGTGAATTCTGATTGAATCAACAGTCTTATATGGACGTTTTGCCCATGCCCTTTCATTTGCAGCGGCTGCCAGCCAATAGGCCGAAGTTTCTGATGGATGCAGTTGAGCGGTTTGCTTGGTGTCCATGGTGCTTCCCTTGTTGAGGTTTAACGTTTAACGTTACAGCTATTCTAGAGCTTTAAAACAGGGCTGTCAAGGGGGTTAGTAGCCGAGCCATGCCTCAACAGCTTCTAGGGTGGCTGGAATGACTTCTGAGCGTGTTACAGCACGGTACATACCATCGCCCGGAACAGACCACAGGCCAGTAACGATCAATGTACCATCTCCACCATCTTTAGCACTGCAATTATCATGGCTGTTGACGAAAGAAATGAGGCTATCAATGCGGGACATGGCGAGATTCCTTAGTGTTGTCTGTCTTACTGATCAATTTCGCTGGTAAGCTTCGCTGGTCTTCCCTATCATCTTCCATCCGCACTGTACTAGTGCCACTGTACTAGTGCCATTGGGCTTGAATCAGGTTCTTTCCTGCGACAGACATATAGTCTCACGCCTAGAATTTGCTGTCAAGCATTCTTTTCGGCATTTTCTGCCAGCACTATAGCCTCACGATACTTAGCTAGCATCATTTCGTAAGTGGTATTGTCGTCGTCGTTAAACTCAGGCCATTCGGAAAACAGCATTTCCAGAATAATACCTTTATTCTCACGACTATAACCTAAGCGTTCCATTACACGCGAGACATTCAAGCAAATGCCTCTTTCTTTACAACTCGGCCCAGTAGTAGAAACCTGTTGCAAGGCTACAAGGACATGCTTCAAATCTCGGATAGGTACATTTTCCATGTCAATCCCCCCTGTTTTCAACTAGAGCAATTGCTCGGTCAAACAATGCCATAATATCATTGTGTGTAGTATTTGGGCTATCGTTAAATTCAGGAATACTATTCCCCCAGTAAGCAGCAGGTAAGGAACGCTCCAAGGCAGCGCGGGCAAATTTATAACCTATCCACTCGATATTATTATTGTAATCTTCCTGTTTATATACATTCCTCATTGCGCCCATTGTACAAAAACATTCAGCTTCCGGGTGAGTAGGGTCGCATCCAACACCATAAGAAGTCTTAGCAAACTCTCCCCTGATCCATTTTTCAGGTGTATCAATCAAAGCCCTAGCTGCTTTCAGATGTTCGCTTGTTTTCATTTCAGTATTCCCTTTCACAGCTCAGGCTGACGATTGCATTCGTAATTGAAGCAATAGAATAGCGCCGCCTCTTCACAAAAGCCAACAGCTAGTAAAGCATTGACTAGGTTCATATGATTATTGTAGTGCGCTTCAATAGCGCCCGGAATGTGCATAAATTCGAGAGTCATGTTTGCTTCTCCAGATGTGTTGCGTTGTTCGATGGACAAATATTCTCACACCTAGAGAAGCCTTGCAAGCGTTTTGTGTAGCTTGCTACTACCGTTCATCGGTTCAGGATTCAGGCCGCACAATCAAGCTTTCTATCAGCCACTCTAGCAGCTCCCAGCGCAACAGACCGTATTCTGTGGTCTTGTTCCACATAGAGCTAGAATATGATGCTATATTGTATTCTTGTTCAGCCCCCTTCATGCTACCGGGAATAGGGTATTCTGTAACCCCGCTAAACTTAGGCCATTGTACAAACATGTCTTTAAGCTTTTCTTTTAAGAGGAAACTAATACTGCTTCCATAACCCCATTGTAAGCGACAAACATGCACCGACCAGCACAGCCCATTATGGTGCTGTCGGAAATGACTACAAGAATAAATCTCTTCCAGTAGGCTTAGTAGTATTGCAGAAATTTGGCGTTCAGTGTTCATTGGTTATTCTCCTTAATCACAATCAGGCGTTTAGCCCCTTCGCACACCACTACCACTTCATCCATATGTTTCTGGCCGGCTGTGCCATTCTGTACGAACCAGATAGGACAACCCACAACTTCGCTATCGATATAGCCCGGATCAGCCATAATATCAACGTAAGGGGCTGGCATGCCAAGCGAGGCCATAAGGCTAATCAGGAAGATTAGTGTGTTCACTACTTACCCTCCTTGAAGAAGGTTTCATACTGATAGCTGAATGTCCCCCATGGCATTTCAATCTCTGCCATCTTTTCTTGCTGGTATTCAGCATAAAGGCGTGTATTGATTTCTTCTTCCACAGCCTTTTCACACACGTCAAGAGGGACGTTGGCATTCAGAATAAGGCAAGTGACAAGCATATTCAACATGATGTTTTCCTTTAGTTAGGGTAGGGCTTATCAGCCCCAAATAATCCCGTTATCTTCAATTAGCAAGTGATTGCTAACACCTTTTCCTAGAGTATCACAAACAACAACGCAGAACAACATAGTCTTGCTTGGATGTGGGAAACGTTGCGGCATGCTATTATCCCTCAATCTTGTTCATCTGTTGCTCTATCTGAGCATGGCGCTTGCTGATTTGGCTGTCTGCAGCACTTGCCAGCATCATACCAACAGCGGCGACACTTGCGAAAACCAGAACAATGCTAAGAACCTTTGCCATTTTACTACCCCTTGTTAGCTGCTGCTAAGACCGTTGCGCTGTGTTCCGCGCTTCCATGAACATCACTATACGCGAGTATTTGAGAGTTGCCAACATATTTTTAGATTTATTTTCTAACGTTTGTTGCTGGCTGCTTAGAAAGAAACGGGCGCGCATGCGTAGCAAGAACCATGCCAACATATGATGCAAAAACATGTTGCGCGAGTCGGATTGTTCCTGTAGTATGGCGCTTGTTGTATGTATGTATGTACGGTATAGACTAGGTGCCTTGCACTCTTCGGAGTGGAGCGGCAGAAGGGAGCGACGGCGTTAAAAACGTGTAGCACGCTACTATTGGCACAGTTTTTGCTTTAGCTACTCGATAGCTTTTGACTATTACCTTTCGTTTTCTGACGAACGGTAGGGGCTTCCGTGCGCTTCCTGCCTATATGCGAATGAGAGCAATTCTCATTTGAAGAGGGAATTATTATATAATTCTGCTCCGTATTTTCGATGGCATACTTTTCGGTATGCTTTCTTCCTAGAATATATTTTCAATTTGACCAACTAGGGCCACCACTCACACTCACAAGGGCAAATACCCCCTACGTCGTTTTCGGAACCCTTTGGGCTAGGTAATTCTGCCATATAGGGGCTTGGGCTGGCCGTAGAATATGCCCGCCGCTGTGTGGGGTATAGACGTAATAAAAGCCCATCCTAATATTTCAAGGAATGGGCTAATTTTCACTGATTATCTTGTGTGTAGTATATCTTAAGAGATTGAGGAGTAAGCCATCCGAGAAGTCTCCATCCTCCAGCCATTCCATAAGAGCCATCTGCTAGCAGCTTCCACTTCTTTGCATGCTCCAAGGCTTCTTCTTTATTAAGAAACTCACCCTCATTGGTGAGAAATCCCTCTTCATACCCTTCAACAAAGTTGTTGTATTCTTGCTCACGAACATGCTGGAGTATAACACTCCAATCTTTTGTAAAACGATCTAAAAAGAATATATCTGTTGAAGATAAATCCTTGAGAGCCATTCGTGTAATCTGTACACAATGGTCTTCCTCATTTAGAGATATTTGTCGGGCCATTATTTACTCTCCTTTTCAATTGACCAAGAGTGTGTTCCTTTGATCTTATCGACTTTCTTTTTAGCAATGAACACATGCACTGGCTTATTCAGTGAACGCATATAGTCAATCATCCCCTTAGTTCCATTAGATTTTCCATCCCATATGGCAAGCAATACATCTGCATAGTCCCCCATTTGACGGTTGCGAATATGACCAGCAGCCTTGCCATGCTTGTTCCAGTCAGCAGGAAATCGCTTTATTTTCCAGCCATATTTACATGCAATGTACTCCGCATGCTGATCAGGGCCAGTAGCCATGCCTGTAACAATCTCAAAATCTGGTGATTCTGTGTCCACAATGTTATCACATTCTAGGTTGAATATTGCCTCATCTGTTACTGTCCAGTCTGAGATTTGCCGACTGCCTGCTACGATTAATTTCATGAGTCCTCCTAAATTGTTGATTTTTAAGGTGATTTGAATATTTTTGACAAAACAGCCCACCCTACTTCAAAATATCTACTATAACAGAGTTAAACTTTGGTTTACGGTTAGCGATTTCGACTCGTTCTATCCCTCTGGCAACATTGGTCGGTAAGTTTTTATGTGCAATCATAATTTCAACCTCTTCTTCTGAGAAGTGTAGCTTATTTAAATGATAGTTGTGCGAGGTTCCTGAAGTTACGTGTAGAACCCTGTTACCCTGTCCAGACCCTATGTAAACAATCTCATCATTGTATTTAACAAAATACACATAGCTTCTGTCTCCAACATCTAAGCTTGACGGGCTTTTTAGCTTCTCTCCGATTTCTTTAGCAGTTAAGTCACCATCCTCTGTACGAAATGCATAACCAAACCTAGAACTAAATCCAATAATTGTACCGTGTTCAGTTATTTCTCCAATCCTGCTCGCAGTTTTAGGAGACAAAAATTGACCAGACCACCCGCTGTAGAAATTCTCGGGTTTAATGAATGAACTATAAGACTGCTTTTCTCGGTCGTAGTAGGTAATTCCAAACCTTTCAGAAACATAAATTATCTCTAAATTCTTGAAGTTTTCGTACCTGTTAACATAGGTAGTGGCTCTAGTGGAATTAATCGTTTCTATTTCTTCGCCGCTCCTAACCTCTACATCGAAACAAGAATTCACCTTCTCCACTACCCACTCTTTGCCTTTGTACAATAATCTGTCACCAGCTTTTACTCTACATCTATTGCCCATTACACTTCCCTCACTAAATACCTGCCATACGGAACAATATCAGCAGCAGCATACTTGTCAAGTATCCACTCGATAATGCTATGATCCTCGATTTTGTGGGATTTAGTACTAATATACTCATATACCCACCCTTTGCCTAATACGCCCCATTCCCCAAAACACTTCAGTTTACTAGGGATTTTAGCCCAGTTTAGCTCTACAGGATAGTTAAGCAACCCTACTGCCAAGTCCTTAATCTGAGAGCGTTTGATGATGAAATACTCCACGTTATCCACTGTTTCTATGGGGAAGTTTGCCTTGCCTATGTTGTAGCTCATCAGTTCTACCATTGTGTCTCCTACCAAGTGATTTCTAGAATAACGGTGTAATAACTTTCAGTAGGGAAACTTTTTACGCCATACCCTAATTCCCTGAGTCTATTAATACATGTATTAATAACCCCGTTACTTGCATCAAGTTGATATGATACGTATGGTTGTATGCCCATAGCACAACTGTTGTTAATGGTCTCTAGAATAGGTTCCAGATGATTCTTCAGAACCACTTGATCATACTTTTCACGAGCCTGAGCAGCAGTAGTGAGAGGTTCGTCGTTAAGTAGCCATGTACCAGAGGCAATTAAAGCATTGGCTTCGCTCAAAGAGTAAGAGGCTGACCCAAAAGTGTAGTGAAAATCATGCCGACCTGTTTTCTCCGTTTGGTAATTAAACCTGAATTGCCTACCAATGAGTTGTTCTTTCGTGTATTGCATTTGTGTCTCCTATTCTAGAGAAAAGCCCCTAACCATTTCTGGCATAGGGGCTTGTAGAAAATATCGCTTAGGCCAGTTCAAGCAAGCTGGTGTAAGCTTGTTGCTTCATCTTGTCATCAATCATGCTCTTCCACAGTTGGCTCGAAGGGCTGCTCTTACGACCTTGCTGGAAGCCGTGTGTACCAGCGTTAGTGATGGCATTCAGAACACCCCAAGCAGTACCGTATGCTTCCATAGCACCTGCCCCGTTTGTGTACAGCCCTGCAAGTTCCTCAACACGATTCTTTGCAGTGGTGGATGCATCATCTTCACCCTTGTTACCGAGAATAGTTTGACGGAAGAATTCGTATGCTTGCTCTTCATTCATCTTGATATTGGAAAGCTTCTCACAATTTGTCTTGAACTCAGCCCAGCCAGAATCCAGCAAGCCCATGTCAATCTTCACTTGCTTAGGGTTCCAAGCGCTCTTGTGGCTCACCTTGATCAAGGATTGTTTAGTACCGTTCTGGCTCAATTGCAGGGTGTTCATGCATACAACTCGGGTACTGGTGAAGTAGGCCTGAGTTGCCATAGTGCCATCAATGCTAGTAACCAGCAGAAGATTACCAAACACTTCATCATGACCATTGAGCTTGAACTCGTTGCCAGTCTCTGCCAAAGCGAAGAAGCGCTTACCACCAAACAATGTACCTGCAGTGGACATTTTCAAGTCATGCAGACGCAGCAGGTCATCAAAGAAGCCAAGCACATCAGCAGGCTGTACCACTTGGAAGCCGCTACCAACAACGCTCATAGGCTGTAGCGTATCCGAACGGAACAACACCTTATGACTTTGGAAGGAAGCTTGGTCTTGACCATTATCGTATGTAACAACACTGTCCTTAGCTTCCCAGTCCATTCCAGCAGCAACACGCCAATCTTCCAAGGAAGCACCTTCCTGCATTTCTTGGCCAAGACCGTGCCAAATGTTGTGACGCTCACCCAGAAAGGCGAATTCAGCGATACCATTTTCACGGATAGTCAGTTGATGTGCCATGTTTGCTTCTCCTTAAGTTAGACAGCGTTTGCTGCGATGAAGTGAATTATACATGACCCTCAGAGGCTGTCAAGCAGTTTGTCCGTCTAAGGCCACCGATCACTGTGTACGCAGATGACAGGTTAAGCTGCTTCATGTTATCCATGTGCAACTCTGCAAACCCACGAGCTTCGGATTCTCCTGCAAATCCGCTTACAAGCGACATAGCTACGCTGCGTTCAGCTATGTTATCTGCTCCAGTTACTACAGTTATGTGAACACTATACATGTTGTTTCCTTTCGTAAAAATAATGGTAATCAGGCTCAAAGTCACCTTCCTTGGTAATAAGGTGAAAATCACCTGCATCTACGGGACGGCCTTTGGCTACACATACCCGATGAAATGTAGTAGGTTCCCATTCCTCTGGCTCAGGAAGAGCAGCCATCACCACTATTGGTTTATTGAAGAGTTCCTTCATGTGAAGTATCTCAGCATCTTTTGGGATACTGATACTGCAAGTTCCATTAGGATTTTCTTTACACTTCTGGAGGTTGTACTTAAAAATACGTTTCATTGCAGTTCCTCTTTCATCGCAAGATCAATACATTCTCGCATAGTATCGCCCGCAATGGCAATAGCACCATACTTCCCGTAGTACTCAATACGATTGGCAAAAACCGAATTGCCCGGCAGGAATTTCACCCCGTATTGAATACAGAATTCAAGGCGCTGAGTGTCGAACATGTAGTTGTCGAAACTGATACCCTCTTCCTCCACAGGCTTAGGTGGAACGTCTTTTTCTCGGGTACTTGACCAGTCAATTCCATCATACCCCCTCTTGTATTCCTCAGAAGAGGCACCAGAATGCATCCGATCACCTGTAATTTCATTGACAGTAGTACTCATTATTCGCTCTCCGGCTTAAGAAGGTCTTGAAGTGCCTCCACCTCAGCGTCGAGAAGGAGGACAATTTGCTTAGCAATAATCACTTCAGGTACAGAACTAGCTGGACTGAGGGAAACAGCAAAAGCCTTTGAAGATTCTTTCTTCAAGAATTCAATGTGTTTTTCAAGGTCTTTACGTAGACTCACTTTACTTCTCCTTTGTGTTGTTTTACTAAAGAAATCAACTCACTAATATTAATGTGCATTGATTGCCAATCTTTGGCTTTTCTGTCTTCGTCAATTCTTTCAACCAGTAATTGGATTTTTGCCAAGGTGTTTTGCTGCTTTGACTCATGTACGGAGACAATGTTTGTTGCTGCCTCTAAAAAGTTCGTCCGATCAATATGGGTATTTACGTAAGCCCCACAATGACTTTTGATGGCTATTTCCATAATTTCCTCATCAGTCAAATGTGTCATTTCTCACCTCCATAGTATTGATGGGCAAGCTTACACTTCTCAAGTTCATGTATCAAGCTTGTACGAAGAATTTCCATGTCTGCCTTTGTCTGACTCACTGCTACATCCCCTTCATGCATTGCCCTGCGAATATTGGAAGCAGAGATAGCTCGCTGTTCTTGGATTTTCTCCTCAACAAGCTTATCAAAGTTTGCCAACTTCTTCTCAATCTCAGGGATACGGGACTCTGCCACATGTATCTCCAGATCGATAGCAGCCTTCCGACTATATAAGCTTTTGAGGCTAAGAATGAAGGGGATATACTTTTTAATCATAAACGCAGTCATTTGGCACCTTTTTGTTTTGTTAATAACTAGATTATTCCAGAATCACTTATGCTTGTCAAGCTCTTTCAAGTACACACCAAGGGTACAACTATGGAAAGAGCTATGGCAATACCGCCATGGAACGCTGCACCCATTGTTTCCTTCCTGCGGAAATGGTAGCCAGCCGTGAAGGCATTAGCACTTGCCATAAGCATACCTAGTATAATAAGCCAGCTCATTTACACCTCCGTTTTGAATTCTTTTAATGTACCACAATGCTTACACTGTTGCACATATAGTGATCCAGTGGTGAGAAGTTCACATCTTACTCGACAATACCGATGAATATCCCTATTAGTAAGAGTTTCCCATTGGTGCTGACAATCACGCCTGAAGTCCCCTACGATCAGCTTCCAAAGCCATGCAATCATAATTAATCTCCAAATTGGTTTTCGACTATTTGCGACATTTTCTGTAGAGCCGCAGCGAATTTGTTTGCTGGGTTGGCACGAGTGCCTAGCTCTCCTTCAATTTCCACAGGATAAATACTATCCCTAGTCTGTACCAATACCAGATAAGCGTCTTCTACAGGATCATACAAAAGCTCTGCTCGTTCAGAGACGTATGGTCGGTGGATGTATGTAGCAACTATCATTTCGTTTCTCCAAAAGAAAAGGACATGAATCGATTATAAATTAGTCTCAATGCTTTGTCAACCTCACAGTGCCATGACGTTCTGTATAGCCGTCTGGTAAGTTATCTTCCCTGAATTCTATCGCCAACCGCATGGCCTCCTCTTGGCCTAATTTACCTATATTAAATTTCTTCTGTATTTTCTTACCTGAATCTAGGTAAACTGTAGAAACGTAATACTTAGCGTGCCTGTTGTTGCAGTTTTTACCAGTATCTTGTAGATAAATGCCCACAGGTAATCCTGTATCTTTTGAACGAGCTTTATTTCTTGAGTTTATTTTATTAGTTTCTGCCCTTAAATTGTTTATGGAGTTATTTAAAGAATTACCATCAATGTGGTCTATGACTTTACTGCTGATTTCCTTGTTGAAAATTTCCGCAATTACTCTATGAACCATATAAAGTTTTCTTTTATATTGTACTTGCCAGTATTGTTTACCATGGTGGTCTGTGTGAATACAACCTGCCGGCGTATTCTTCTTAATTGACAAAATTGTTAATCCCTTGCCTGACCAAATATCAATAGCCCACCTCAGACAAGATGGACTTGTCTCATCATAATAAAAAATTTCATCCCACTTCATATAATCTCCTTTAGGGGCTCCATTGGAGCCCCTATTTATTGTCAAGTGTTGTTTTGCTTGTTGTGGCGCTTCACTGCGTAGTCTAGACCCTTTGCAACCATAGAGATTACAAAGTATGCTCCAATAACAACAGGCCACAACGCCGTGGTTATAATAACCACCAGCATAGCTCCACCGATTGCCTCTTCTTTTTCCTGACCCTTTTCATAGATATCTACAAGAGACTGATGAATCCAGTCCTTGCCATATATCAACCACACCACAGCCAGAATCAGTCCTATAGTGAGATAACCTAGCATGCTTCACTCCTAACAATGTTACGGATTTCCTCTACGGTTTGGTAACGGATAAGCGTACCATCTTCATACACCAGTTCCAGCTCACCAGTAGCTTCCTCTTCACGAGTGGCCTGATCCTTCAGGAACAGAACACCATTTTCGTCACGACCTACGTGTAGCAGACCCTTAGCACTCTTCTTCACACCCTTGTCAGTGGCTGGGTCTTTGAAGAGTTCTCGGCCCGTACCATTCACAACAGCATGTGTAGCCTTCATTGCCATGCCGTAGGTGTCACGAGTGATATATTGGTAGGTATAAGACCCAATACCAAACACTACATTACCGCTAGCAAAGTTCATCTTAGCCAGTCGCGTAAGAATCTCTTCAGCACGCTCCAGAGTGATGCTATCACCATAGATCAGGCCAACCCGCTCACTCAGCATGCGATAACCAGTGGACGTTTCCGTACCACCAAAGGTGTTCCACAGGCAACGTACAGCGCCAAGGGCTTCGGACTCAGTTATTTCCTTGAAATCTAGGTCATAACCATCAAAATCACCGTAGTAGTAGCGAGCGTACTTATCCACTTCGTAATACTTGCCTCCTACCTTGACAACTTCACAATCATCACTTATGTCCCTTTCCTTTATATCATCCACATCAGTGTACTCCACGAGTTCATGAATGTCGTATCCGCAGATAATACGGAAAGGATCGCCACTATCAGGACGGAACACAGTCTTTGCCAGACCTAGAGCATTCGGGGTACGGGCCAATATCTCCTCTTTACAAGCTGGTGCAATTTTAGTAATCACATCCCAGAAATTGTAAGTGTCCGATACATAACTGCAAACACCACTAGGATAAATGTTAGTAATGTAGTGCCGGAAAAACATTGTCTCGGCAATAAGCTTTAGATCATTCTTCATAAAACCTCCATGTAAGTTTAGTGCCATCTGGCAAAGTTCCTGCGGATTTGAAACCAGTTTTACCTCTGCAACATGCTGAAATATTGGATTTCTTAAGACCAAGAATTTCTGCTGCCTCTCCAATCGAGTTAAAAACTTGACCAGTAGTAGTACAGACAACACTTTTTCCTTGACTTTCTCGAATACCTTGCTTTCTTTTTGCAAAATCTTTTATTAACCTATTGTCCCAAGCGTGTTGAGTTTGTTCTGACCGAGTTGCCCATTCAAGATTAGAGACATGATTATTCTTTTTGTCCCCATCCTTGTGGTTCACAGTCTCTTTCTTTTCAGGGTTAGGAATAAATGTTTCAGCAACTAGACGATGAATCCTTTTTGTGTACCTGTGCCCGTCATCACCTTGTAGTCTAACTACTGAATACCCATCTTTGTTTCTTTGTGGTACAAGAAATCTGTCCACTGTCAGGGCATATACCTTCCCTTCACAAAATATAAGGTATTTAGAGAAGTTTGTCAACTTCTTCGGCTGTGTAGCCATTCCATTCTCCTTTATCCTTAAGCTCTTGTTCAATAAGTAAAATATTACAAGATGCAGTACTGTGTTCGCTTGCAGGAACAGAGCCACCAAGGAACGTACTACCACCATTGTAGAACTGCTCAAGATAATCCATAGCAGGAATCGTATCAGTGCCAAGGAAGCTTAGCAAATGACCAGCGCTATAACCAGTATCAGACACACCACCAACACCACGGAAGCTGAAGTCATGACCTTGCCACTCAGTGAATTCCACAGGAGTGCCAGTCTTTTTTGCGTAGTGTACCAACAGACGCTTGTATTCAGCGGCAATAGTTGCAACAGTGGTGGCCTTCCACAGCTCTGCAGACAGCAGAGTTTCTAGGAAATTTGTCACCCAAAAGAACTCAGGCAGGGTATTAGTAATCGTCAGCATAGGCACCTTAGAAGGAACGAAGCTGCCTTCCTTGATAGCCTTAATACGGATTGGCAGATAGCCTAGCTTATGCAGAGCTTCGATATGATCAAAGCCTACAGCACCCGGCCCAAGAGAGCTATCCATACGACGCTGCCATTGCGCTTTCACCACTTCGAGAGGTTTACCAAAGAAATTACGCAGGAAATCATCCTGAATAATGTTCAGCAGGAAGCCCTGCAAGCCAAAGAATACCACACCATCCTTGGCAAAGCTGCTCTTCTTAGCCAAACGGCTGGAACGTGGTGTAAGGTTGGAGTAAATATACTCAGTGCCTTCAGGGTATTGATTGATGTGATTTATTTTGTAAAAATCAACCGCAGTAATCGGATTATAATTAAACATGTTCATAGTCTCCTATTGGAAAATTAGTTCTGGCAAATTTGCCGTGCATCTGTATTGCGGCTTTATCGTAAGCTCTAGCAGCTTCCTCTTTAGTGTCGTATCTGCCAAGCTTGTAGATTATACCATCTTTTCGGATATAGGAAAGCCACCTTATTTCTCGCCCTTTCCTTGTGACACCTTTGAAGCCTGATTTACTCCAACCTTCTCTGTTTGCACAGTTATTACTTCTTGTTGCAGGTCGAAGATTTTCAATCCTGTTATCGTTCTCTACCCTGTTTTCATGGTCAATCTCATGGTCAGGATACTTACCATAATGAAGAAGCCATACTAAACAGTGCTCACGGTAATATACACCATGAATTTTCAAGGTCACATAACCATGAACCGGGTGAACACTCCCCGCCCGTTTTCCTACACAATCCTTGGCTCTGCCTTTAACCCAAGTCTTGAAATACAAGTGCCCATCAGTCCGGTACTCATACCTTTCGTTGAGCACTTGAAGTAATTCTTCGTCACTCACTACGCCTCCTTAGTTGGTATGTACAGCAAAGCCTTAACATCTTCTTTAAAGTTCTGCGATGTGCAGGCACAGAAGATATTATCGTAGTACGGCTTCAGAATGTCAACACCTTTCGTGAAGCGACCATGAGAAACGTACAAGTCTAGCTTGAATTCTTCACCACACCAACCTTGAAGAAATTTTGCTAGCAGAACAAATGTGCCTCCACCGTCGCACAGGTCGTCTACCACAAGAATAGAAGTGCCCTTATCCATGTAGTACTTAATATCCGTGCCATTACACTTCCTAACACCTTGATAACTAAGCTCTCCAGTCTTCTCATCACGAGTCTTGAAGCCCATCAACACCTTGTCTTGCGACATACCAAGCGCTTCTGCCACCTTGAATACCTTCTTCAAGGCTCCAGCATCAGGGGCAAGAATGTAGTCATAAGCCAAGCTATACTTGTAGCTCAGCATCTTAACTGTCTCAGCTTGACTGGCATAAGTGAGACGATCAATCATTTCACTAACGTCAGAGTGAGGATCAATAGCCTTAACTTGATCGAAGTTGAGACTATTCAACATCTTAGCAAATACCTTCAGCGCATTAGCATCACCAACACTGGTCTTACGATCCTGCCGAGCAAAAGGAATGTACGGCATTGTTAATACTAGTGAAATGATTTTACGGTATGGCTCAAACAGGCTTGCAATCTGCGCCACCTGAAAGAACTCTTCACTGCTTTCCCAGTACCAGAGGATTTCTACAATACTATCCTCATAAGAGGAAAGCATATCAAGAAACTCATCATCCAAGCGAGCAGCAGGCTCTCCACAAGGGAATACCCACAGATTCTGGCTCACCACTTCATCATTAATTTTAACAGAAATCATTTCATCCTCCCAAATTCTTTCATCATGTCTTCATAGTCTTGCTCTATTCGCAACTCCAGCCGCAGCATCTTCAGGATATCTTTGTCATCCTTCTGACTAAGGCTTTCTTGCTTACGCATAGCTTTAGCTGTTCGATAGGAATGAACACACTCCATACGATCATCTGAGCCTTCTTCATAAGTTGGAATTCTGAGCTTACAATCGATAACGAAGTTATTTAGATCAGTGATATCCCTAGCCCTTCGTGCTATACGTCCTTGTACACGACGAACAAGACCATCAAAATATTCCAGTTTTGTTTGTTTCATTTGTACTCCTGTTCATATTGTTTAAATTTTGATAATGGTGGGCAGTAAGGTATTGGATTCCTGTCTGTAAACAACTTCCAAATTGCAAATGGAATCCACCCCACTGTTACCCACAAAACTGCAAAAGTGCCTCTTGGATCGTTCCACTCAACTATAGCAGGTAATTTCCAAAACCACAAGAACAAGTCCACTATTCCCACATCCACCACACCATATAGTCCATGTCTTGTGCCCCGAAAATACGTTCCATAGCCCGCTAGAACTTACGCAGCGTGGTGTGACGTTCTTCATACTTTTGTCTCCTTGTTGATCAATGTCGCCATTGATCCACACTTCTTCTCGCATGTCAACCTAAATTTGTCTTGACAAAGCAGGATGTTTGGTGTATGCTTGTGGGGTATCGTGAGGTACGGGGAGTGGTGTCTGGAATCGTGGCTCCGAAGTTGATCAGCAACATTGTTGGTCAGAGTCGTGATTCTCCCAGGCTTCTTCAGGGCTGTCAAGTCTTGAGGGGGCTAGGGGGAGTCGTGACTGAAATGTTCACCAAAGTTGATACTACTACATAGTACATAGAGATACTGTACAAGAAGCTCCTGAAGATAGTTTGCAAGCTCATTGCAGATGTTCTTCAGGAGCTTCTTCGTTTTGTGCTTGACATAGGTGAAAGAAGACAGTAGGATGAAAGTACAACTGGAGAGGATACATGGGAAGAAAGGCAATTACAACAGAAGAGTTTATTGAAGCAGCTAAAAAATTACACGGAGATACCTACAACTATTTCAAGACAAAATATACAGGAAGATTAAACAAGGTGTTGATCACTTGCCCTGTTCATGGTGATTTCATGCAATGGCCTGCTAGTCATCTGTCGGGTAGTGGGTGCAGGAAATGCTCTAGAAGTAGCAGAGCTAAGGGATTGGGAAAATTCATAAACGAGTCTGTCTCCAAGTTTGGAAAGAAGTTTAGCTACAAAAATGTAGATTACAGGAATGCTCACTGTAAAGTAATCTTGGAATGTTCAATCCATGGAGAGTTTGAAATTATTGCACGAAAACACTTGCAAAGTCCTACAGGTTGCCCAAGCTGTGCTAAGACAGGTTTCAATCCCCATGCACCACAAGCTACGTTTTATGTTTTCAATGTTATTGGTGAAAGAAGTTTTGTTAAGTTTGGCATAACTGGGAAATTAAATGACAGGCTAGCAACTCATAGAAGAAACCTGAAATTACATGATTTAAGAATCTCTGGAGGTGTTTTATGTCTACATTTTTCAGCGAAAATGGTTCAAAAATTAGAGGCACATATAAAATCTAGTATAGTAGTTGAAAGGTCAGACATAAAGGGTTTCAAGACAGAGGTCACTACTTGTGTGCCAAAAGAAGAACTTCTCATGCTTTGCAAATATTGGTTGACTTCTAACGACGTTGCGTTTATAGTAACAGAACTTAAGAATAAGGAGTTAGTATGACAAGAATTAATGTTGTTGATCCCTCTACGCTTCACTCTCGGCACCTTGTTGCAGAGTATCGTGAACTTCCTAGAGTTTTCGCGTTAGTTGCCAAAGCAAAGAAAGACTGGTACAAAAAGCAACCACAGTCCTATTGTATGAGAGAAGGTCATGCTATCTTCTTCTACAATAAGCTCAAATACTTGGCAGACAGGCAGAAACTTCTTGTTGACGAAATGTTGAAGCGAGGGTATAGTCCACAGCATACAGAGTGTCTTGAGAAGCAATGGCGTGGTAAAATTCCAGATAACTACTGGTTCGATTATCAGCCAACAGAAGAAGCTATCAAGGTCAATCAAGAACGCATTGACACACGACTTAAGGGGATGAAATAATGATTACAGCAAAAGAATTGTATGGTCTTGTACCGAAGGTGGACATGACTTCTATCATGGCAAAGCATGAAAATGCTTTCAGAATTGCCGCTGCCAAGGGCGATCTTGGTTGCCTTATTGAAGTGGATAGTAAACACAAAGAAATTGTTATTGACTATCTACGGTCTCTAGGATACACTGCATACATCAGTTTACAAGGAATAAAACTGACTCGTATTGATGTTTCTTGGGGGAATATACGATGATCATTTCTAAACATAGCTGGCATTACTGGGTGGCAAAGGAGTGGGGAGCAAGGTGGCAAGATTTAGGTGAATGCCGAGATTCTTGCACATACTTCTGGTATGTCATAAAGGGTTTGTTCTTGCTAACTGCAGCAGTTTTCGCGTTGCTGGTAATATGTATACCAGTGGCAGGGTTTGTACTGTATAGCACGGCAGATTTTATTGCTTGGCTCTGCTACGGATTTACCAATACTTGGGTGATGATTGAAGATGGGATCGCGGTGGCCTGTATGCTTGTAGCTGGAACTATCGTAATAACTATTGCGAAGATCGTAAGCTACTTGGAGAATCCTTATTTACCACCTATAGTGGAGCGTAATACCAAATTCTTTGAAATATGGTCGGCTGTTAAGTCCAAGACATGTTTCCAAATCAAGTACAAGGAGGTAGATTATGACTAAGGCTGAAAAGTACTACGCACAACTGACTGCCAAAGTGGATAGACTGCAGACATTAGTAGATTCAGCAGCATCTACAGATGCAACAAAACTTGCTAAGCAGGATGCTGATATGGTTGATTTTATTCACAATACTGCTCGCATCCTGATCAATGACTTGAATGAAATTATTGAAGAGGCCGAGGCTTGTCATGACTAAGGCTGAAATCTACAAGAATATGACTACACTGCATATCCTTAAGAAAGCTAGGCATTTGATTTCTGATCCTAGTCGCTGGACAAAAGGCAACTATGCCCGAAATAAGAATGGGGATGTGGTTCTTGCTAATGCCCCCTCTGCTACTTGTTTTTGTGCGCTTGGGGCAATACGTAGAGTGACTGGCTTTGATACGGATCAAAATGTTGGGGCTGTTGCTTTAGGGGAAGTATGCCCACATAGAGTGCATGTGTACAACGACCATTGCTCTCATGAACAGATACTGGCCTTGTTTGATAAAGCTATTGAAAAGGAGGAAGCTAAAAATGCTTGACTATATCGATTTCGGAACAAAGCTGAAAGTGTACTTCAACAAGCACTATGTCGGGAGCATTCAGCAAGATAGTAGTGGTTTCTTCGTATACATCACGGCCTACGACACGATTGTCATGACACAGAATTTCATGGAAGAAATTGTCAACAAGCTGTCTGAGCTTAACCAGCAGTCTATCGAAGAGTTGCTTGAAGATGCTTGATGAAGAATGCGTAGTTTTTGTTGACAGGATTGTTGATGAGTGGTATAGTGACGACCTTAACAATCAGATAGCGGAAGCAGAGATTGAGGGCTTCGATGATGTTCCGCTTGACGGATCAACCTTGATAGGAGATAATGATGAAGTATAAGGAAGGTGATGTTGTGGTGGTTGTACGGAAACTGGATAAACCCTGCTCTCACCAATGGCCTATTGGCAGTTTGTGTACAGTTAAAAGTGTTTCTTACAAGGATTGGCCTTACCAATTAGAATCACTTGAAGGATTTGTTCCTAGAAATAGCGGAGGCGATAAGTGTGAGTGGGCGTGGGAAGATGAAATTGAGCTTGCAGAAGAGATAACGGCTGCAGTAGAAAGTCCTGAATGGCATCAGCAACAGTCTGTAGCTTACAGCATTGTTCGAGAAGGTGCAGATTGCCTTGTTAATCGTGCATCAGAACGCGATAAGCCTAATGGTGAGCGCTCTATGCAAACGACGATAAAGATTTTTGAGGCAACGTCTGGTGTCAAGCTTACAGAAGAGCAAGGTTGGCTTTTTATGGTATGCTTGAAGCTTGCACGTAGTCAAGGTGGAGCTTACAAGCGTGATGACTACGCCGATGGAGCAGCATACTTCGGTCTGATGGGCGAAGCAGCAGAACAGGAGAGATAAAATGGCTAAAGTCGAAATGGAAGCATTTGTAAAACCTCTGCCAAGTTTTGGTTTAGGTCAATTGTGGTTAGCAGTAACAGAAGAAGATAAAACTGAAGTGTATATGGTGGTCTTGTCTCGTTACGGCTATAATGCTATATGCCTAAATGATGGCAAGTACTGGGCTGAAGATAGTGTATCTGAGATATTTGCGCTATATCAGCGAATGGAAGTTCATCTACAAGAGCTTATTGTACTTCCTGAAGGTACAATCATAACCCTGAAGCAAGAATAATGATTAAATTAATCGCCCCTCTTGTTCTCACAGGAGTTTTCATGTGGTTCGTGCTGTATGGCCCAAAGGAAGCTAAAACGTCTGCAAAAAATGCTTGCATAAAGTTGCTCCCTGTAGTACTATTCGCTGTGTTGGGTGCTGCAATGTTTGTGTTTGTTGGAAGAAATTTCAACATAGGGTTCTAATAGAGCCTTTCTAATTAACAGTAATAAAGGAGAAATGAAACATGAAGAAGTTTATCGGTAGTGTGATGCTGGCAATTGGTCTGATGTTTACCACTGGCTGTACCATGATTGAAACTGGTAATGTTGGTGTAAGCAAGGCCTTCTCGAAGGTGAATATGGATGAGCTGCAACCCGGCTGGCGTGAGAGTGTTACCCAGACTGTGTACGAAGTGAATGGTAAAGAAATTACTCTGCCCTTCCAAGATATGCGTCCGAAGAGCAAGGACAACCTGACCATGCAAGACTTTGACTTTGATGTGAGCTACCAAGTCAATCCTGCCTTTGCTGCTGAGCTGTATGTCAAGTACATGGGTGATGCTGTTGAGCTGGAAGATGGTACTCTGGGTCTTGGTACTCGTGCTGTAACCCGATTTGCTCGTGAAGCTGCCTACAATGCAGTAGCCAAGCAAGAGTTCGCCACTATGCAGAATAAGCGTGACGAAATTGCTCTGGACATTGAGAAGGCTCTGCAGTCTGAGCTGGACACCAAGGTAGGTAAGAACTGGATTACTGTGACCAACATTACTATTCGTAACATCACCACTGACAAGGCCTTGGAAGACAGTATCCGAGCTGCTGCACAAGTGGAGTTCCAAGTACGGAAGAAGAATGAGGAACTGGCGCTGGCTCAAGCTGAAGCAGATCGTCTCCGTGTAGAAGCAAAGGGTCAAGCAGATGCTAACGAGATTATCGCCCGCTCCATCACTGCTGAGCTGCTGCGTATGAAGGAAATTGAAGCTTCGGCAGCATTTGCCAGCAACAAGGATGCCACTGTGATGGTGGGTATCTCGGCAACTCCGCTGATCGGTAGCAAGTAGTACTTTCAGCAGTACTAAAGTAGCACCACAAAATCAGAACCTCCCTTCGGGGAGGTTTTGTTACAGGAGAACCGAATGGAAATAGAAGAATTACGGGAATTTGGCAAGACTCTGATTGACGCAGCACAAAGGGTTCAGGATGCTGGAGGCACTGTATCCTTGTTGAAGCAGGAAGAAGTTCTTGACTTTTTCTTATTGATGTACCAAAATAATATCCGTGTAGTGTTGGATAAACAAAATACGCATATCGTGGAGAAATAAATGAGCAGTGATCTACCAATTCCTCACGGCACTAGGCAACTGAGAGACGTAATCCGAAACTCAATCTGCCTTGGTGATCGTGTTGCCACCACCCTACCATACAAGTCTAGCAGCAAGCTATTTCTAGGAACTGTAGTAAAGAAATACAAGTCATGGCTACTTGTACAGATCGACAACAGACCAGACTTCCCAGAGCCTATAAAGAGAGACCCAGATCAAGTGATTGTTTTTGCTCGCGGAGCTGATACAAGTCCTGCTTGGCTTCAAGGCAAGAAGCCTCCACGTAGACCGTTGGTCAACAACGTTTGACATTTACTTGAAATAATGGCATACTTTCCTCATCGAATATCAACTTGGGGTGAGTATGTCTAAAATCTTTTTGATCGCCTTCTTAGGCGTTTTGTCAGTCGTTTCGTGGGGTACGACACATAATGTCGCCAGAGATAACCAATGCATGGCTGTAGCAATGTGGAAGGAAGCTAACACAGAGAGCCTGAGAGGGAAGCGAGCTGTCCTAGATGTGATTGAGTACAGGATGAAAGTTCTTGACAAGACAGCATGTCAAGTGATACAACAGCCTAAGCAATTTTCCTTTTACAGGAAAGGTATGAGTTTAAAAGCCACTGAAGCACAATTAAGAGCTATGGAGGCTGTTTACAGGAGTCCAAAAGTACTTTATGGGTACGCTTATTTTCACGCTAAGAGTGTCAAGCCAAAGTGGGCTGCTAAAATGAAGGGGAGGGTTGTAATTGGGAACCATGTATTCTATAAATAATTGGTGGGAATTCTTTGTTTATGATGAAACAAGTCCAAGCTGTTTGAGGCGAATTAGTGATGGCAAGCCTGCAGGATATATTTTTCTGGATAAGTGGTGGAGGGTTAGTTTTAAAGGAAAGAGTTACCTAGTTCACCGAATAATTTACGAAATGATGACAAATACCCGTTTAGGGAATTATGTGATTGATCATAAAGACTTAGACGGGGCTAACAATGTAATAACAAATCTGCGAAAGACCACTTATAAAATCAACAACCAGAACAGACCAAAGCCTAGCAATAACACTTCAGGGTATGTCGGTGTTCGGTTACTGAAAGATAAATATTGGCAGGCACGTTGGCAAGAGAATGGTAAAGGGGTTTGCAAAAGTTTCAGTGTAGAGGAATTTGGAAACACCGCTCTGGAAATGGCTATCGAGTTTCGTAAACAAAGAATAATGGAACTAAATCTAAACGGACAAGACTACACAGAAAATCACGGTAAAGAGTACGCAAAAAGGAGAAACAAATGAACGTTAAAGAATTGATTGAGTTGCTGCAAAAAATGCCGCAAGATTTGCCTGTTTACGTCATGGCTGACCACGGACAACTGCCACAAGCAGCATATGCTGCTCCAGAAGTTTGTGTAGCAGAAGACTTGACCTATTTCGTGGAAGACTATTGCACAGAGGAAAGTGGTGATGCTGAAGAATACGAATACGAAGAGAAATTTGTACTGATTTAAAGGGAAACAAATGAAAATACTGAAATTTGAGGCTGCATGGTGTCAGCCTTGCAAGCAAATGGACAAGGTGCTGGAGAATATCTTGTCCAAAAATCCGATTGCTGTTGTGCAGAAAATCGACATTGATGTGTCGCCGGATATTGCTACGGAACACGGAATACGTGGGATTCCTACGTTGATATTTATGAATGATCGCGGTGATGAGCTTCTACGTCTTGTAGGAACCAAGACACAAGCCCAAGTTGAAGCAGCAATAAGTCAGATAGACTAAGGAGAATTACATGAAGATTGAAGGTAAAGGCGGTATTTCGGCGGAGATTGTGGCAGATTCTGTTTCTCCTTGGGGTAAGCGTATCACTACGTTTGTTCTGGAGTACCCACGATTCATTCATGCAGAATTCATGACACACCGGATGATTAGTAAGAACTCTGCTTCCAGTCGTGCTATTCCTGTGGCGAAGGTGATTGAGCAAGTAATGGAAAATGCTGCTATGCCGATTCATTGGGGTAAGAATCAAACAGGGATGCAGGCCAAGGAAGAGTTAGACACTTATGATAAACTCTTCGTACAAGAGGAATGGGATAGAGCAGCATCCCATGCAATTGACGTAGCTGATTATATGAGTCGTGCTGGCGCTCATAAACAAATCGTCAACCGTATCCTTGAGCCTTTCCAATTTATGCGTGTGGTTGCTACGGCTACGGAGTGGGAAAACTTCTTCTGGCTTCGTGATCATCCAGATGCTCAGCCTGAGATTGCAGAGTTGGCACGAGTGATGCGTGAGGTTCAGGATAAGTCTATTCCAGTGAATCTGGAAACTGGCGAATGGCATTTGCCGTTTGTTTGGTGTAGCAGGGATGCCATAACAGATGAAATCGGCTATCACATTGGGGAGGTAGGCGAGGAAAGCCATAAGCAACTAACTGTAGAGGATGCCTTGAAGGTGTCGGCAAGCTGCTGTGCTCAAGTGAGTTTCCGTAAGAGTGACACAAGTCTTGAAAAAGCTCTTGCTATTTGGGATCGTTTAGTGGATAGTGAGCCTGTGCATGCCAGTCCGTTTGAACATCAGGCGAAGGTGATGCAAAAAGAACACTGGAACACAGAAGATGAGTACGGTGTTAACGACCACTCTCTGCCGGGTACTTGGGAAAGGGGCATCACCCACACTGATAAGGAGTGCAATCTGTGGTCTGGCAACTTCCAAGGGTGGGTTCAACATCGTCAACTGATTCCTAATCATGTAAGAAGGGGGTAATATGAGATTTGTTTTAACTATTCTACTTGTAGCTTTCCTCGCAGGTTGTTGGCAAGAAACTGAAGAGAAACGTTTTCCTCCAGATCGTTGGATCTGTACGAAGATCGAAACCTACGAATGGGCAAAGCGACGTGGAATAGCTGTAGATACCCATTGTGTAAGGTATGAACGTTTAGTTGGCGATGTTGAGATTACCAGGCCAGTGAATAATTAAAGAAAAGGAGATATCAAATGACTGAAGAAAAATTTCTCGAAATATTCAACGGAGCACCCTTGACATTTGAAGAAATAGCTCAAGAGGCATCCAATGTGACTGACAATAATGGCTTGATGTGTGCTGCAACTAGGTACATAGCAGCCATGGAAGACCTTTATTGTGAACTGAATGATATCGGCTACGAATTCGGTTAAGGAGGAAATATGGTATTGAACATTGAAGTATTGAAAGATAAGCTTCGAGCTTATTTTGAAAACAACAGTCAGACCTTGCGTGATGAGGGTGGATATTGTCCTACTTGCGCTTACAGCTACGATGTAGAAGCCTTGACAGAGGATTCGTTTGATTATATGCTGGACGAAATTGATGCTTGGGTTAAAGAGCAATTTGAAAAGGAGCAATAATGGCCGTACTACGCAGTAGTTTGAATGCGCTACACAACTGTCAGAACCCAAACCAGACTTCTACCAAGAAGGTATTGTGCGTATGCTCTGCTGGCCTTCTTCGGAGTCCAACAGCAGCAAAGATATTGACAGAGAAGTTTGGTTACAATACTCGTGCTGTTGGTGTGTACGACTATGCTCTGATCCAGATTTCTGAGGTGTTGGTGCAATGGGCTGATGAAGTCCTCTTCATGGAAGAGAATCACTATGATTCTGTAGTATTTCGCAATTCGCAAGACTGGATAGACTCTCTCAATGCGAAGTGTCATATCCTAGGGATTCCTGATGATCACGACTGGGGAAGCCCAGAACTTGAGGCAATCATTCTGGAAAAGTATCTCCAGACTCAGAAAAAGACTTGACAATTAAAATAGGCCTGTGTAGACTAGCTTTCATCGTAACCAAACGGAGAAACGCAATGTTTGCATGGGCCTATTCGCTTTTCAAGACTGCTGAAGTGGTTAGTCCAGTGGAGGAAAGCAATATTGTAAGTATTTCTCTGCAAGATGCTCAAAGGATATTGAAGCATGATACGCACTGTGCTATATTCCATGTGCGCTTCAGGACACGTACTACTGGTGAGATTCGTGAAATGCAGTGCAAGCGTCACATCACTTCTCACTTAGCTGGTGGTGTTCGTCACTACACTGATGAGGAAAAGAAGCTGGTCACGGTGTTTGATACATTTGTGCAAGATTATCGTTCGATCCCTCTTGAAGGGATTCAACAAATAAGAATAAGCGGGAAAATATATAATGTGGTGTAAAGAGGATTTTAAATTTGAGCTTGTTGATAATCTTTTAATGAAAACAGATACAGGTGATTATCTGAAAACATTTAAGGGAGATTCTGGCAGAAGAATCACTAGAGTAGGTTCATTATATTTTGCCATGATGGCCCGTTGTTTCAACAAGGAAGTTAGAGAGTTACATAAAACATATTTAGATGTTAGTTGTTCTGAAGATTTTGAGAATTTTAACACCTTTAGTGAATTTGTAATCAATGCTCCTTTCTTTAATGCAAAAAGTTATGACAAATTTTATGCTCTTGATAAAGACCTGCTAGTACCGGGTAACAGGATATACTCCAAAGACACAGTAGTATTCTTACCGGATTCTATTAATAAATTTCTAAGTGTGAATTTAAGGTCAAACAAAGGAAATTTAGTTGGAGTAACACTTAATGGAAATAAGTACGAGGCTAATTTATCTGTTAAAGGTAGATTAAAATATTTAGGCTTGTACCCGACTGAAGAAAAAGCTTTCCAAGCTTATCGGGAAAGCAAAAACGATATGGCAAGAACTATAGCACTTTTGTCTGAAGGGGCTATTGAAGAAAGAGCAACTAAAGCTCTTAAGAACTATGATGTTAAACTTTACGTAAAGGAGATTTAAATGAACAAAGATTTGATAGCTACTCGTGCTTGGATGCGTGATAATGAATCTGTTTCCGAATTTTTACTGAATAAGGCACTTCAAGTGGGTGACAAGGTTGTATTGAAAGCAGATACAAGCTTCACTGACGAAGTGACTTACGTAGAACCAGATTTCTATGATGGTTGTGTGGCTGTTAAGTTGGTGCATGGTGGCTGGATAAGTGCTGATGAAGTTTATGTTACTGCCACTCTTCAAGCCAATGATAAGGCAGTGAGCTGGCTGAACAGTAGTATTCTTCAGTATCTTCAGCATGATAAGGACAATAAGGTTAGCTCCTCCCGTTACAAGGTTGGCGACAAGGTGAAGGTAGGTGAGAGAACTGGGGAGTTCTACATACACCCTGATTTCCTAGGTGAGGAATGTGAAGTTATTGGCATTTATCCTTCAGATGAATTTAGGCAATGCATGAATTATGAATCGAAATGGGATCAAGATGACCCTTTCATGTACACTGTAAAAATCCTTAACAAGGATAGTGGTATAATCAATCAAAAGTGCTATGCATATTTCATGACTCCAGCAGCTACGGAAGCAACTGAGCCAGTGAAAGAGACTCCAACCAATATGTGGGAAGGTGTCGCATCTAAGATCACTGTGATGCACAAGTATGGCAAGAGCAAGACTGTTGAGACTGTTGTCAAGAAAGTTCCTGTTCTGCTTGGCAAGCAAACGTTCTGGGTGAATGTGTACATGGACAATCAAGGGCAGCTTGTGACACCAAAGGGCCGTATGCACAAGTCTGAAGCTGAAGCCAAGAAATATGGCAAGGTGGGTGTTGACAGCAAGGGCTGGGTGTATGTACAATCTGTTCCTGTTGAAGTGAAGGGGAAATAATATGGCAAGAAAAGATGAAACTGGCAACAGATATGGGAGATTAGTTGTCAAGGAGTTTTCCCATTCTGACGGTAGTTTTGTCTTTTGGAAGTGTATTTGTGACTGTGGAAATGAAAAAGTAACTCGTGGTCACACACTCCGTATAGGTAAATGTAAATCTTGTGGAGTGTGTGATATTCAAGCTAAACCTGAGCCGGACAAACCAGAAAAACTGTGCTATAGGGGCCTGAAAGCAGGAGCTAAGTCACGTAACTTAGTCTTCGAGCTTAGTTACCAAGATTTTATTCGGTTAAGCCAGCAGAACTGCTTCTTCTGCGGGAAACCACCCTATGACAAGAGATACGGCTTCACAAAACGCAGAAAGAGTAAAGGTATTGAGCACGATGTTGTGTCAGTTTTTAATAGCATTGATCGTGTTGACTCAAGCAAAGGGTATTTTAATGGCAATGTAGTTCCGTGCTGTATAATGTGTAACAGAATGAAGAGTGACTTTTCTCTCCAAGAATTTATGCATAAAATAGCCGAAATCTACAAAAATTTACTAGAAAGGTGATGAAATGAACCATCAAGCCATTGTAGCTGTTGTTACTGAAGTAATTGAAATTGAAAATGCAGACAAAATCCACATTGCCAAGGTTCTTGGTGAGACTTGTATTGTTTCCAAGGATGTAGGAGTAGGCCACATTGGCGTTCTGTTCCCAGAGGGTGTTCAACTCTCTGAGGAGTATTGCAAGTACAACAACCTGTATAGAGACAAAAGCAAGAATACCAACCCTGAAAAGGCCGGCTTCTTTGAAGGCACTCGTCGTGTACGTGCTCAACCTTTTCTCAAGGTGCGCTCCACTGCATACTTTGCGAATCTGGATAGCCTTGCCTATACCAATTCCAGCGATTTTAAGCTTGGTTATAGCTTCTCTGAAATCAATGGCAAGGAAATCTGTCGTAAGTATATCAGCAAGGCTACACAGGAGAGCTTGGCGAAAGCTAATCGTCCTAAGCAGGCGAAGATAGATTATGCTCCTGACTTCCTGAAGCATGTTGATAGTGCTCAGTTCAAGCATGCTGCTGGTCAGATTGAGAAGGGCAGTCTACTGCATTTCCATGCTAAGGTGCATGGCACTTCTGCCCGTATGGCTCATACTAAGGTGGCTGTAGAGCTGAATGGTTTTCAGAAGCTGGTGAACAAGCTATTTGGCAAGGAAATCTTTGCTACGACCAAGTATGATTTTGTTGTGGGCACCCGTAATGTGGTTCTACACAATACTAACAAAGAAGGTTTCCATGGCTTGGAACAATTCCGTTTCGATGTAATGGAGCAGGTTAAGCCTTTCTTGGTCAAGGGTATGACTGTGTACGGTGAGATTGCAGGCTTTGCTAATAACAAGCCTATTATGCCAAGCCACTCTATCAAGGTGCTGAAGGATAAGGCTTTCATGGCTAAGTATGGTGATGAGGTGATTTACCGGTATGGCTGCGGAGATTACACCAAATACCGCTTCCACATCTACCGTATTACGTTGACGAATGGTGATGGTGTGACGATTGACTACACCCAGAAGCAGATTGATGATTTCTGTAAGAGTTGTCAGTTGCTCGCTCCGTTTGAAGTGCATCCACCAATCGTGTACGATGGTAATGTACGTGATCTGCAAGACCTTGTAGAGAAGCTTACAGAGCGTCCTGAAGTGTTGACGGAAGACTATATTGATCCTTCCCATATTTCTGAAGGTATTATTGTTCGTGAAGATCATGGTGGATTGATTCCACGATTCTACAAGAGCAAGAGTTATGCTTTCCGAGCTATGGAAGGGATTTGTGAGGTAGAAGACCCAGAGGATGCTGCATAATGACAGACTATGCTGTAATCTGGCCTGAAGGACAGAAGCCATTATATCTAAGCAGAATTAAGGAGAATGACAATGGCTTCCTTACTAGCGGGTACATTATTAATGGTGCTTGGAACTACTCAGTTCGAATAGATCGTAACAGATTGGAGTGTAAGGACTGGGAAAACAAGATTATTGAGAAATTCCCTATACCAACATGGTACGATGTAGTTAAATTCACAAGTCAGCAGATTACGCACTTAGGATTTCGCTGGGAAGATTACAACGACATTATTGAGTGGGCCAACACTCAGCCTAAGACTCGTGTGTATCTGCAGCAGGAAGGAGAAAGTAATGAATAAAGTAATGAATAAAGCAGAAGCAAATCAGGAAATTTCAGCTAAGCTAGCCAAAGCAAATGCACTGATAGAAGAATGCGAAGCTCTTGCAGACTTTTATGGTCTTAGATTTATGCTCCCATGGGGCGGAGAAGGTACACCGATGAGTGGCTTTGGCGGCAACTATGTCTCTAAGTCGCTTGCTTTGGAACGAGCTGAGAAGTGGCCTGTATCTTACAGTAAGCATGAGTACGGCTGGATGTCTAGTTCGGGAAGCTGTTGACACACCCTGATCATCCTGTTAATATGGCTTCATCGTAACGAACAGGAGGCACCTCATGGCTTGTAACATGCAAGGCAAACACTATAGCTTGTACTCTATCCCTGATGACTATATGCTGGAATGGGGATATGGCTCTGCCGAAGGTGCTTTCGAGACTCGTTCTGGCTATGCCAACAGTCATCAGATTGTGGTAGTGGCTTGGAAGGGGAAGAAGTATCTGGGTCAGGTGGATCGTTGGGGAAAGATAACCAATAATCCGAAGGTCTGGAAGAGTAAGATTGTGAACAGCGCACGGAAGGTAGGACATTAATGATAAAATTTCTGAAAGGCTTATTCAAAACTGTAACTGAGCCAGCCCCAGTCAGCTATCATTGCCAGTGTTGGTTGGATTGGATGGCACAGGATGATGTGTCCTTTTGTAAAGTATCCTCTGACTTTTTTGATAGACAAAGATTGCTAACAAGATTAACTCCTAAACAGAAAGAAAAGTATCTCAAGGAGGAACTATTTGTTGACAAACGTCAGGATGGACTTTTATGCGCAATAAAAGTTTGTGAATTATTCATCTATAAGTATGGCAGACGAGGCTTATCATTATGGGATCAGGAAGCATATGTGAAGAAATGGCTAAGTAACACAACTATTCTTCTTCCTGTGGATTTCCTTGAAATGTTCGAGCCTCACGAACGATATATCTTAGAGAAAGAGGCTACAAATAAGTACAGAGCAGAATTCATGGCAGCACGCCAAATAGGTAAGGAAATGAATGGCAAGAAGTACGGACAACTTTTATCTTAACACAAAGGAGAAACAAATGAACAACACTGAACAACAAACTACCCTCGATCTGGCCTTGGTACAAGTTCCTAAGAAGACTGAGGCTGTGCCTCCGTTCAGCGCCAATCCTCCAGTGAAGCCTCAAGAGGCCTAAATAATGGCAGAGGACTTGCAAACACTGGAGAAAACCTACAAGAAGGCTAAACGAGCATTGGACAATGCTTCTAATAAGTATAGCAAAGCTTTGTCAGACCTACAATCTGCTTGTCCTCATACAAAGGTTGCTTGGAGTGAATGGAAGCGTAGTAATAGTGAATGGGACTACTACGCACATTACTCGCGTAATGGATATTGTGAACTTTGTAGAAAGTGGTTCACAGAGAGTAAGGAGAGATAATGCCAAAAGCAATCATTACAATTGGTGTGTCAGCATCAGGTAAGTCTGCATGGGCCGATGAATTTGTCAAGACCAACAAGGACTATGTCAAAATTGAACACGATGAATTGCGTAAAGTAATCCTGTTGGAACAAGGAATAGACATTGGTGACGGTAATATCTGGCGTTTCTACGATTTCCGTAAGCATGAAGCTGCTACTCAGCGGTTGGCTGATACTGAGCTTGACCTGCATCTGCAGTATCAGAATTACAACCTTATCTTCTCTGACACCAACCTGAATCCAAAGTATCGTAACCAACTGGTTGACAAGCTTCAACGAGCAGGGTATGATGTGGAAATTAAAGAGTTCCCTATCACATTTGAAGAGGCTGTCAAGCGTAATGCCAAGCGTCAGCATGCTGTCGATAAGGAAGTGCTTTACAAGCAGTGGCAACGTTGGATTGATTATTTGAAGAGCAAGGGTGAATTCCCTAATGGGGCACTCATCCAGTCTCCAACTCCTCTTCATCATGCAGTATTGCTAGACATGGAGGGGACAATTGCTCTTCACACTTCTGGTCGCAGTCCTTTTGACGAAGATCGTGTGCATGAAGATAGTTGTGATTTGATTGTTAAGCATGTGATTGAAGGGTTGGATGCAAAGGGCTATACAATCATTGTCATGTCTGGTCGTACAGAAGGGTGCAAAGAAGCTACAGAAGAGTGGCTTCAGTATTACGGCATTCCTTATGATGAAATTCACATGCGTAAGGTGGAGGATACACGAAGGGATTTTGAAGTAAAGAAAGACTTGTTTGTTGAGCATGTTCTCGGCAAGTTTCATGTGTATGCCGTGTTTGATGATCGGCCTCAAGTTGTAAGGCTGTGGCACGATCTTGGTATTAACAAAGTGTTTTGTGTTGGCAACCCTTGGGTGGAGTTCTGATCATGAAAGAACCTTTTGTCTATGAAGATCATAAGTTTATAAAGACAAAAGTGTTCGCTTGGATGTATTGTGCCAAATGTGGACTACTAACATTGAAGAATGAGTTTTCCATATTTGCACAGAAGCAAGGATGTAATTGGAAGGATCATCCAAGGTACGAATTTGAACGATCCAAGACAGGAATTAACTACAGGAAAACCTGACAGAATGTAAAGGAGATTTAAATGGACAGAGCTAATGCAGTAAGTGAGATTGCTGGTCTGATTGAGGAAGCTAAGCAGAAGATGCGAGCAGCTAAAGAACTGGCTGATATTCACGATGTATATTTTAGCATTGACGATTTCAGCGCTGAACTGTATGATGAATGGTATTCCAGTGATGACTGGAACAGCAGCAACTGTTAATAGGAGAAAATAATGGACAAGAAACAAGCTATGGCTGAAATAAGTGCTCTCATTGAAGAGGCTGGCAAGGCTTATGATCAAATTCTGGCAAAAGCTAAGAACATCGCTGATAAGCATGCCATCATCTTCTATGCCGGTGAATATGGTTTGGATGGTAGATACTACGTCCCCAAAACCACACCTGAGAAGATTGTGAAGGCTGCTATGGAAGAAGGCTCGTTGGAGTATTTTCTCGGCTCTAACGACTCTGCTGAAACTTATGCTGGTGAGTGGATCAGCAGCAGCTCACTGTGTTAAGGAGGTAATATGGAAAAGCAAGAAGTCGTAAAAAAGATTCGTGAGATTTGCATCGACGCAGATAGGCTGTATGATGAGAAGCTGGCAGAAGCTGAAGCACTGGCTGATCAGTACGGTGTTGAGTTTTCTGTTGGCGATTACGGCTATGGTCGTACCTATTACCCCAACAACGACAAATGGCGGGCGGAAAATCCTAAAGTTGAGGGGTGGTACGGTCTTGATAACGACTCCCGCTGGTATCCAAAGTAATCCTGCCAAGCTACCATCATATCCAGAAGGATCAGGTGTTTTGGCAGGGCCATTGTTAAACGAAAAGGAGAAAATTGAAATGAGTGAAATTATTATCGATGGTGTAAGCATCACTAAACTGGCAGCCTCCCAGCAGCATCTGAAAAAGCACGGCAATGAATATATCTCTCAACAGCTTAAGGTGGCTGAAAGTATTATCAGCAACTTGGAAGAGATTACTGAGGACAAGGCAAAAGAACTGTTGACAGCTTTGGAGAACACTGTTACAGTGAGTAGTGCGTTGGGTATTGAGTACTATATTCCTTGGAATGGTGAGTACGAAAGCACATGGCTGAGCAAGTGGGGAGACTTCTCTTATGATGAGGATAATCACCCCACTGTTCCAGAAGATATTTGTGATAGTGTATTTGGTGTTCTGGAAGACATGACTTCTACAAACTACCAATGGCACAATAGCAATTGCTACTAATTTAAGGAGAGCTTGATGAATGATTTTGCAATTGTTGGCAGTCGTAGCAAAGGAAATTGTGTAGCGACACACCGCCCGGCTTCTATTGATATGGACGTTATTTGCTCGTTTGACAATTGGAATTCATTCGTCAAGCGGCAAGCTCAACGTAAGGAGCTTGTACGTGCTGTCCCATTGTCTGGAACCAAGATGATGATGGAACTGAAACGTAATGACTGGGATGGGATACAGATTTATGAGGCAGAGGTGTGGTATAGTGAAGATGATCATGCTTACAGGCTCTTCGACTATATTAAGCGTAACCATGAAGAAGAAGTAAGCGTGAGTACTGATACAACGGTCTACCATGCCAATTTAGACACGCTCTATATGATGAAGATGAGCCACCGCTTCCTGAAGAACAGTCCTCACTTCCAGAAGACTCGCAAGGATATCTTGGCTCTCCGTGAAGCTGGTGCCAAGGAACCTGAAGGAGAATTGCTAGAGCTGTTTAAGGAACGTGAAGACCTCACCTATGTCTACAAGCATCCAAAGCTGAATGTAAGCAAGAAGGAGTTCTTTACAGATGATGTTCCTTATGTTTATGACCATGACAGTATTCATCGTGCTGTCGCCATTGGTAGTACTCCTGCTTATACTCACTTTACTACAGGTGAAGTGATGTTCAGTAATAAGCTGTTTAACGAAGCCCCGAAGGCTTTGAAACTTTTGTCTGGACTCGAAGAAGCAATGGTGCTGGCGTTGGAACGTTCTATTGTACCTTTCACCACAGACCCGACTGCAGCATTTAAGATAGCTTTGGAGAAGGTATGTACTAGCATTACTAGTGGAGATTTTCGTAACTTCTGTTGGGAGAATTACGATACCATCATGGCTATGTTTGACCCAGAGGGTATGATGAATTCCTTCAAACAGGGGTTGGCTAATGGTACTGTTACAGTACATAATAAATAAGGAGTAAACATGCTATTAATACTAACTTTTATTGTTTTGTATCTTGTTCCTGTGGCTTCTATCATTCACTGTGCTAGGGAAATGTATAAGAATCAGGACTGTGCAAGGCAGTTCGGTGTCCGAAGAAACGAGGATATGTTTGCTTTACTCCTCTTTGGCGTCATGCCTGTTGTCAACATAATTCTATCACTTCACATGCTAGCATTGCTCCCTACAGGACGTCCTGCGAAGTATTTCAAGAATGCTTCTTGGAATAAGGAGGATTAATCATGGGCGGTAATGCTCTGAAAATAGCGGTTACACGCCGCTTTAATTCACCAGAATTCAATGCTACGGTGGATAGAATCTTGGAAGAGTTGCAGAAGAAAGATATTGATTGCCGGCTGATCCTCTCCTATGAGGAGAAGGAAACCTTCGGTGATGCTGACATTCTTCTGCGAGCATCTACGATTCCTAACAACTTTAAGCAATATCTGCAGGAGACATTTTCTCCTACTGAAATAGTACAGAATGGTAGCGTCTACTCTATTGATATTGAGGAACTGCAGACAGACTTTATCATCTGCTCTGACAAGGACTATGACTCTAGCTTCTATTACTACGCATACAACGACCTTGGGAATCTTCTAGGCAGAATTGCCCACAAGATGGGATTTAAGCTAGGTCATAATGGTCTTTCAATTATTGTTAAGGAAGGTGATTATGTTATCAAAGAAGTCGAAATTGAGAAAGACTGGTATAAAATTCTGGAATTCCTTGATCTTGATTGTTTGCGTTACGCTTGTGGCTTTCGCACAAAAGAAGAAATCTTCGAGTACGTTGCATCAAGCAAGTTCTTCAACAAGCAAATCTACCAATTAGACAATCGCAACCACAAGAGTCGTATTCGTGATCGTAAACGTTCAACGTACAATGAGTTCTTGGATTGGCTTAGCTGGCAAGAGAACCTGCCAAATGCCTATCTTTGGCCTTCGATGCAAGAGCAAGGTGGTCGTAGGCTGACAGATGAAATCCTAAGCTATGCTGAAGATTTCTTCCCCGGCATTGTGGACAATGTTCTGGAGCTGTACCGTATCCGTGGAATCACTGTAGCAAGCCACGCCAAGTGGAATGGTGACATTCTCATGTCTCGCTGGCCCTACAGAGCCAAGGAGCTTGGTAACTTCATTGCTAAGTGCAAGAAAAATATCTCCGATAAGGCATTGACGGATGAGGGTTTACATGATACAATACTCCGTTTAACAGATGAAGAGCTACAAGAGGTAGAGCGTGAAGCAAACAGAGAGTTCGTATCCAGTAGGGAAACGTCCATGTCCTAAGTGCCGTGCCAAGGGTAAGGATCGCTCAGGCGACAACCTAGTCTTGTATAGCAATCGTACCGCCTACTGTTTTTCCTGCGAGTACTATGTAGGGAATTCAGGAAGCGGTGGCATGGAATTTGATGAAGAAGTGGAGAAAGAAGTGAGTACCAAAGAGGCCATCACACCAGAAGAAAATGATATCATAAAGGAAACCACTACGATTGTAGACTTCCGTGGTATTAGAAAAGACACTGCCAAATTCTTTGGTGTTCGTTATGAAATGAACACAGAGACTGGCGAGATTGCAAGACAACTCTACCCTACCACAATTGGTGGGAAATTAGTAGGGTACAAATCCAGAGACATGCCGAAGGACTTCTCAAGACCAATTGGTATTGTAGGTAAGGAATGTGACCTAGCAGGACAGCATAGATTCCGAACTGGCGGAAGAATGGTAATGATTGTTGGCGGAGAAATAGATGCTCTGTCAGCTTACCAGATGCTGAAAGACAACCAGACTCGCCGTGGTAAGGATGAATACGAGTCTGTAGCTGTGGTTAGTAGCACAGTGGGCGAGAAGTCAGGTTGGAGACAAGTACAGAAGCAGTATAACTTCTTTGATTCCTTTGAGAAGATTATTATTGCTCTAGATAACGACGAAGCAGGACGAGAAGCAACAGAGAAGTATATCGAAGCTCTCCCTCGCGGAAAAGTGTTTGTTGTCAATTGGCGCTATAAAGACCCTAACAAATACCTGACAGATGGTAAAGAAGCAGAGTTTATCCAAGACTTTTGGAAAATGCGAAAGGCTACTCCTGCTGGTGTTACTGCGATTGATGATCTTTATAATAAAATCATTGAACGCGCATCAACAGATAAGGTAGCATTTCCTCCATTTTTAGAAGCATTAAACAGAATGCTCGCTGGCGGGGTTCCTCAAGGTTACTTGGTGAACATTGTTGCAGGCAGTGGTAGCGGTAAAACTACGGTCATTAATGAGATTATCTCTGATATGATTTTTCATTGCCCATACAAAGTAGGAGTAGTTTCACTTGAAGCAGATGCTGGTGAGTGGGGTGAAAATCTTCTTTCCCGTTATATTGGTAAAAAGATTGCGCTAATCCCTACTAAAGAAGAGAAACTGGCATTCCTGAATCAAGAAGATATTAAGGCCAAGGCTGAGGAGCTTTTCAAATCACCAGATGGTGATTCTAAGCTGTTTCTGTTAGATGATCGAGGAGATTTTGAGAGCATCCAAGATAAAATTGAGGAAATGATCATTAGTAGTGGTGTTAAGGTAATCATTATTGACCCTGCTAGTGACTTGTTCGCAGGTAATACGAATGAGCAAGTAGAAGAGTTCATGGCTTGGGAGAAGAAGATTGCCAAGGCCTACGGTGTCATTATCTTTAATATTATGCACGCTCGTAAAACAGGCTCAGGAGAGAAATCATATTCACAAGGTGGTATGATGACAGAAGAAAGCATCCAAGGCTCGTCTAGTCAATATAAGTCTGCCGGTATTATTATATTGATGGGTAGAGATAAGTTGGCTGAGGATGAGGTGGAACGTAATACTCTACATATTTTCTTGTCAAAGAACCGTGCATGTGGATTGACAGGAAAGGTGTGTGAACTGTACTATGATAACGCAACACACAAGCTTTGGGATAAGGAGGAGTATTTTGCAACACACGGGCCAACTGAATTCTAGGACAATTTTCGGAATTGGTGTCAACGATGTACCAGATGCTATAGGATCAAAACTATATACAGTTTGGTCTTCCATGTTGAGGAGGTGCTATTCTGAAATTTACCAGAAGAATAAGCCCAGTTACAAGGAATTTAGTGTCTGTGAACAATGGCTAAAATTGTCAGGTTTTCGTGAGTGGTTCATAGACAACTATTTAGAAGGTTTTGAGCTGGATAAGGACATTCTTATTCCAACTGCCAGAATATACTCACCTGAAACTTGTTGTTTTGTTCCAAGGGAAGTTAATAGTTTGTTGATAGCCCGAAATGGAAAGGGAGGTAAGCTTGGTGTTTACTACAAAACTAAAAACAAAGCTTGGTGTGCTCAGGTTCAAAATCCGATAACTAAAAAGAACCAGTACCTCGGGCTTTTCCTTGATGAGCACAGCGCCAGTCAGGCCTACTACAAGGCCAAACAAATAATTCTTGATCATTACGCAGATAAGTACAATGAGGTACTACCTGCTAAAGTCACAGAATCTTTGAGAAAATACTTTAAGGAGTTTTAACATGACACGGATTGTTTATTCTGCAGTGGAAGAACTAGAAAGGAATCCTCGATATCAGCAACTGATAAAGGACTCTAACAAATTATTTCGTTTCACTTTCAATGGAAAGACTGACTACGAGATATTTGCTGAAGGGTTCTTTGCAGGGTGTAGAGCCTACGAAAGGCTTATGAGCAAGACAAGCAAGGAGGTTACTTCAGATGATTAAATATCAACACAGCTACGCTGCTTTCCCTAAAGTTATTGTAGTTGAATCGGAAAAGTATGCAGAGGATAATGTATTTAGTGATCAATCCTATCACAAACGGGATGTAGAAGATGCGTTTCAGGCTGGTGTGAAGTGGGCACTTGAACAAATAGAGAATGGGAACATTCAATTAGACTAGGAGAAGCTATGAAAACTACTGGAATAACGTATGAAATTTTAAATGAATGGTTTTACTACGACCCCAGTAGTCCTAGTTTTCTACGCTGGAAACGTGATGTGTCGAATGGCAGGTATAACCGTTGTCTAGCAAAAGACATTACTGGAAGCCTAGCTAGAAATAAAAACGGGTATAATTACTGGCTAGTTACGTTGTTTGGTATTAGGTTGAAGGCACATAGAGTAGTCTGGATGTTGCACAACAAGCAAACTTTAGACAGATTTACATA